TGTCAGCGGCCTGTCCTGCGAGGTGCTGGCTATTCTTTACTCCTCCGACGTCATTATTAACTCTCCAGCTTCGGAAGCCCGAGGTCACCTTGATAGCCTCGCCGAACTCCTCACGGATGCCGTCGAGGTAGTCCATTAGGCGCAGGAGGTCGCGCTTCTGCGTGGCGTTGGGGATGTTGTCATATCCGAGGCGCGCGGCCGTTTGGCTTCGCGTCAGCTCCTCGAGGGTGAAATACTTACTCATAGTCTATTCTACTTTTGCGAGGTTACGGACTTCGTTAAGCGCCTTTGCCAGCTCCTTAGCAAGCTCCTGCGTCTGCTTAGCGCTGTTCTTAATCGAGTTCGTGTCGTGCTTGGGGAGGTTCTCCCAAACGCTCCAGCACTCCGTGACTACCGCCCCGATAGAGGCAAAGACGGTCAGATAGGGAAGCTCAGGGATCGAGATCCGCGGCTCGAAGTCGATAATGAACAGCAGTACGTCGATGAACGTGAACATGGCGATGAAGAGGTAGTACTTGATGAGCTTGCCGAAGACACGGCGAGCGAGGCTCGACTGGATCTTCTGCTTCGTTCGAATAGCCCGCATTATGCCCGTGATCGTGTCGACTATCACGGCGGCCAATACGATAAGCAGAGCTACAGCCATCATCGCAGCCATCTCCTGCGCCTCCTCTGGTGAAAAGAATTTAAACATAGTCTCTTGGTCTTGGTTGGTTATGGTTTGTTGGTTAGTAGTTATCTCCGAATACGAGGAACGTAAAGTCAATATCACTATACAGCGTATTGTCGTACTTGGTGTAGATCTCGAACGAGTTAGCCGTGATCTTCCCCGCCTTTGCGTTGTGTCGCCCGTTGCCAGCGTCCATACAGATCACCGAGTAGCGCGTGTGTCCGAGGTCGTGGGTGACGACATATATACCTGTCTCCTTCCTTCGGATGCTCATTCGGTCGGCTCGCGCTCCCCACTTATGCTCGAAGCTCACGTTTCCAGCGCTCACACGCCCTCCGAGGAGGATGCCAGAGGTGTCCATAGCGCCCTTCACACGTAAGCCTCCTGCAACCTCCAGCATCACGTTGCCTGCGTTGCGGATAGCACCACTCACAGCATCCACGTAGGGCAGGCGTGAGCGGTCTGCGTTGATGTAGTACTCTGCGTTGTGGAAGACGAGGAAGCCCGACTGCGTGAGGTACGTGCCTCTATCACGTCGGCTGTCCGAGGTCACACGGATGTCCGCACGCACAGCGAGCTCGCTCACTCGTGAAATCCCGTTGCCAACGAAGAGGAGGTAGAACACCAACGTGCCGTCGGGATTGACACCGCAAGAGAAGGAGTAAGTACCCCCGTTGTTTAGCATCTTCACCTCGGGTGCGTATGGCGGGTAGCTTGGGTAAGCCGAAGCCGACACCTTGAGCGAAGAGAAGGAGTACATGTGCGCTGCTACCCCCGTGAACGTGAGCTTCACGTCCACCTTAGAGGTGGCGGTGAGATACCTCCCGAGGTCTTTAGGCTGGATAACCACCTCAACCTCTTTTCGCCCCTCTACTCGCCCGTTGGCACCGCCCTCCATTCCCGTAAGCTCTACGGTGGGTAGGTTCACCACGACATTCTCCACCAGCTTCCCTCGGCTTATCACCTTGATGTCGGGGTGCGTGTCGCCAATCTTCACTGCATAGGGGTTCTCAATGTCGGGGCTATCTCGGTAGCGGTAGTTCTCGAGGTAGAGGTGCGACCCCGCTGCGCCTTGCCCCTGAGGGTGGCGGATATGGAAGTACCCGAAGTCTGCGCTCCCGTCGTGGTGGATAGCCGTTTGGTACGTCTCGTTGCCCTCTTCTAAGCCCTTGACGCCCGCTGCGAGGGCAGGCGCTCCAGCCTTACCACTGATGTAGGAGCGTATCTTGCCCGATGTGTCCTTAGCTCCGACGAGCGTACTTAGCACTACACCGCCCTGTATCTCCGTCGTACCCTCGTGGATAGCCTTGTGCAGGTAGTCCGAGGGGTAGGACTTCTCCTCACCGTCGGGGTGGCGGAACTTGATCTTGTCACTCACGATTTCTCCCGTATTTAGGTTAATGGATGTGCTTCCGTCAGCTGATGCGATGCGCTCCGTGCGTATCTGGCTGGGCAGTATCTCGGTAAAGCTGTATAGGCGAGAGAAGGAGCGTGCGCCAGTCTCGTCTGCGGAGGAGAGCAGGCCGAGAAGAAGGCACGTTGCCGAGCCGTCGTTAAGCTCTCGGGGGTTAGTGTCAACCACGAACGCCCCAGTGAGCGAAGCCCCCACCCCATTGTTACAGCGTGCGTAGATGTAGTAAGGCATGTTATGGTCAGAGAGTGCAGGCGTGCGCATCTCTGGGAGCGACCATACCTTCCCCGCATTAGGCTCAGAAGAAGAGAGCGTGCGAGACGGGTTGTACAGCCACTCTATCTGCCCAGCTGGCAAGCGCAATACCTGCGTATCCTTGTTGTACTCTGGCGTCCAGTTCGCAGGGGTCTTGAAGCGAAGTTGCGTCTGCGGGTCTCCTGCGATGAGTTGCATCGTCTTAATCGTTGCAGGGCTGATGGACGAGGAGAAGCGCTCAGCAGTCGCTCGGGCTATCTGCTCCGAGGCTTCCAGCGCCTGCTTGTAGTTGCGTGAGCCTTCTTGTCGCACCTCCTTCACCGCCTCCTCCTGCCGTGCGCCCTCTTGGCGCATCTGCTCTATAGTCGTGAGGATGGAGGATGCGGATACCCCAGTACCCAATTCAATCTCGGGCGTTTCGGGGCTGATGAGATAGTCCTTAATACCAGTGATGCGCAGGTCTACTCCGTAGGGGATTAGCTCAGGGTCGGACAATCGAACGTACCCACCGAGGCGGATAGCACCGCCCCTGTTCGTCCAGTCCTTTTTCGCCCATAATCCGTCAAGGTCGGCACGATAAACATACGGGTGCTGTGTAGCTTCGTGTAGGTGCTTGAGCGCACGGCGGAGCAGCTCCCACTCTGCACCCGTCTTAGTCTTGTTGTCACGTATGTAGGGCGCAGGAAGCTCAACAGAAAACACTGCGTACTTGTCGCCAGCCTTAGCGATGTACGGAGCTTCGGGCATCCATACCCCGTCTACCTCCTTCCCGATGATGGTAAAGCGTCTATCCTTGTGGGTGTACTCGGCTTCGAACGTCTGCCCAGCGAGCATCCCGCCTTGGAACGCAACGGTAAGAGGCTGGTTAGGGATAAGGCACTGGGTATAGTCAAGTGAGGCGGGAATAGACGTGTCGGTAAAGGCAAACAAAGGGTGCTTATCCTTCGTCTCGCCCTTGACCTGCTCAAAATTCGTCACGCTCCCCACTCGAGAGGGATAGATGTCGGTAGCGTCTAAGCTACCCTCGCCACCCGTGAGCCCTTCCGTCTGCACTCGCTCCACATAGTCACCATTTGGGCTAACCAAGTATAGCGCCTGCGTTCTTGTGTTGTACCCTGTTTCTCCTGCGAACCTATCCCCATCAAAGAATACGGATTCACTCTTAGGCATGTGCAGGGTCTTTGAGCCGTACCTATCGTGGCGGATGTTGCGATCTGACCCCCGCACATACAGACGCTGGATAAGGGTCTGGCGTTGGTCGTTCTCACGCTTCAACCCCGACTTTAGCCCCTTATCCTTCCCATAGGCAAGGGGTAGCGGGCTGGTGGCGTTCGCCTCAATCTTCCCCAGTCTGATAGCCTTGCCCTCTGCGACCCACTCGGTGTCGAAGGTCTTAGCAATAAGCCCCAGCGCACTAAGGCAGTCCGTATGGTCGTAGCTGATGAGCTTCTCGGGAGCGTCAAGGCAAGACGCAATAGTCCACTTCTCCGCCTCGGTGTCCGCACCACTCGCTGCGTCAATGAGCATTCGCAGATGCTCCTCGGGCTTTGCAGTAAGGTTGAACTTTACCGCCCCATCTGTGCGGTGCTTCATTCGCCACAGGCGCAGGCGCTCGCAGGGCGCACCCAGCGTTAGTAAATGATGATAGGACTTGTCGTTATGCTTCGTGATGACCGCAGGGGATAGCAGTGTGTAGGTAGCCCCCTCGAAGCGAATAGTAGCCCCCACGGGGATAGTCGTAAGGCGGTCAGAGACAAACGTGAGGTGAACTCTGTCCTCCCCCGAAATCTTTCTATATCGGTAGCTCGTATCCTCGGGGGTAACGCTCGTTAGCGGTCGCCCATTGACGAAAAATGTAATAGTCATAGTCGGCTCGGTTGGTTAGTATGATGCTTCGCTCGCTTCGTACTTGCGCTCCTCTCTGATGTCATCGAGCGTTCTGTCAGGGTCGCTCGTCCAGTTGAGGAAGGCGATGCCGTCACGCTGTGAGATAAGCCCAGCGGAGAGCGCCTGTGCAATGTTCTGTATCGTATCCTTCTCGTCTGAAATCTCGAAGGGCTGTACCTCTACCTTCGGGACGATGCTCATAAGAGCCTCGGCAAGGTCGGGGCGCATCACCGACGCAAAGGAGCGAAGCACTGAAAGCTCACGGAGCAAGAATACCTCCAGCTCGCCAGCCTCGTCTAGCACCTTGAGCTTCGCATCGATGTAGAGCTGTTTACGGCTCTCGCCACTCATTGGCGTGCTTTTCATCTCGCTGTGCGACCAGTCGGGAAGCTGGAGCGCATCGAAGAACGTACTGCGCAGTGTCTGATAGTGGAACTTTAGGCTTTCTGGCGCACCATCCCACGTGACGTACTGCATACTCGAGCCCTTGGGAAGCTCAAAGATTGAGCGGAACTCGCTGTCCCCATCCTTTTCGTAAACCCCTTCCTCATCTTCCTCCTCGACTTCCTTGTCGTGGATTACCGCAAGGAGGGGCTTTGCGTTGCGTCGCAGGTAGTTACCGTTGCGAGATAGCGAGAACTCCATCTCATCCACGTTGCTCGACATATCCTCCCACGCTGGCGCAGGGCGGTAGATGTACACCGCTGGTATCTTGTCCAGTCCATGATACGCACGGCTCTCCAGTCGCCACTCATTGCCGTCAGCTGTATAGATGATGCGCTCTCTGTCCGTCAGCGTCTCGAGGTATATAGTGCCACCCGAGCTATACTGCACCGATAGGGCGACAAGGTCACCGAACGCATCGAAGAGTGGGAAAATCTGATGCCCATCCATTGGGCTAAATGTGCGCTGTCGTAGCGTCACGATGCTGTTAAACCCATAAGCGGTCGTTGGCTTCTCGACTGCGTGCCAAATGGTAGCCACCTCGCAACAAGCGAAGTACTTCCTCCCTCTGGTGCGGTTGAGTGCGTCGATACGCAAGGCGTTGTACAGGCGCTCGATGAGCTTGGCGGCCTCCTTCTGCTTGTCGTCGTCCGCAGTGTAGCTTCTCGCCACTGGGGTAGCAAAGCAAAGCTCTGCAGTACGAAGAGCTGCGAGCTTCTGAAAGGGGAGAACTACACGTGTAACCTTCTCCTCCTTGTTCGCCTCCGTGATGATGTCGGGGTACTTTGACTTGCTAAGGACTGCGTGCTCCCTAGGGTCATACGCCTTTTTCAGCTCTTCCCACGGGGGGACTATGATATCCTTCCTTTTGAGAGCTTCTACCGCATCGCCTGCGGGCAGCTCTAAAATCTCGGCTATATTCTTAAGCTCCATATACGTAGGTTGTTGATCTTACGTATAGTTACGAAAATAAAGAGAGCGAGGTAGAAAACTGCACACTTTTATCTGCTGATTTATAGCGCATTTGACCGACTGCGCAATACGCAAGAGAGCCGCCCCACGCTGGTAGGACGGCTCTCTATTCGGTCGGATTGGCTAGTCTTTGAGCTTTACCCCTCGGGTCTGAATGTCGGACACGCCACGCTGGAGCGCCTGCACGTCCTCACGTATTCCCTTTAGGTGAGAGGTGTTGTCGTTGATAGCTGCGAGGTGTCGGAGCTGTTCGCCAGCAATAGAGTAGAGGCCACGTACGTCGCTCTGTATCTCGCTTGTGAGCCCCTGCATCGAGCGTAGTAGTCCGTTGTTCTCATCTACACTCTCTTGCGAGGCTTGGGCTATACCCTTCTTCGAGGCTTGGTGGTCAGCCTGCGAAGCCCCCAGTGTGTCGGTCAGCTGCTCCTGCACCGCCTTCATAGCTGCTGTATATGCTGGTACAACCTTTGCGCCTACCTCCTTCATATCTCGGGTAAGCGAAGTCGTGAGATTGACTACCGCCTTCGGGTCAAAGCCCACTGCGGAGAACTTAGCCTTGTAGCGGTCGTATATATCGAGGATAGGCTTCATCAAGAACTGCTCCGTGAGTTGCCTCTTCACGATGTCACGCATAATGTCGCCTACCTTCCTGTTGAACGCCTCGGCTGCATCCTCCCCACGTTCAAAGGCGGAGGCGATAGCATCCCCCAGCTCGTCAGCCATCTTGGAGAAGTCGCCACCCAGCACGTCCTCGGTGAGCTTATTGATGACCTCGCTCTGCTTCTCGCCTAGCTCCGCCAGCTTGCGCCTATACTCATCCACCTTGCCTGCGTCGGTCTTTTTCTTCTTCTGCTCCGCATTCATCTGCTGGGCTACCGCAAGCTGTTGCTCGCTCATCGCCTTCAGCTGCGCACGTGCGTTGCTGTACTTGTCCGCCCCGATAGCTTTGTTCGCAGAGTAGGCTACCTTCTCGTATACTGCAGAGAGCCTGCTGGCGGCTTCCTCGTTGCGCCTGTTGAGGTACGCCACTACTGCGCCAATGTCGGAGATTGTACCCTTGTACTCCCCGACCTTGCTTCTCGCACGCTCGAGGGCTTCGGTGACAGCTTCGTAGCTATTCACCACACGCTCCAGTTGCATGGTGCTTGAGTGGTCTACCTCCCACTGCAGAGCATCTATCCTACCCTGCAGCGCCTTTATCTCCTCGTCACGCTTGCTGTCGTTATTGAATAGGTTAGCTATCGTCTGGGCTACCTGCATAGCAGCCGAGATGACCGCAAGGATAACCGTTGCACGCTCTACCGTCTCCATCGCCGTAGCACTCGCCGTGGCTGTCGCCTGCATCGAAGTAGCAGACGTCTGCGTGAGTTGCAGTATAGAGTTGATAGCACCGAACGCACCAGTAGCGATAGATCCTACACTCTTGAGGAGCTTCCCTGCCGTACCGCCAACCGCCTCGCCTAGCTCATCGAAGCTCTTAGTGCCCTTGTCGATGATGTCGGAGAGGTCTTTCCATTGCCTAATGGTTCGTGCCTGTGGCGCAGCCTTGTCTCTTGCCGTTGCCTTCTCGAGAGCCTTGGAGAGGGCGTCCACCTTGGCACGCGCCTCCGCAACGCTTGCGCCATCTACACCAGAAGCCCCATTAATTGCCTCGAGTTGCTCCTTCGCCTGCTCTAAGGTCGCCTGCAGTTGCTCCAGCGAGAGTATCGCTATCTGCTCCATCCACGCCTTGAACGCTTCGGAGCGTCCTGCGAACTCGCTGTCAATAGCAGAGAGGGCTTCACGCTCCTTGCGGTTGAGCTCGTCCTCATTACTCTTCCCTACGCCATCGTGGTAGGAGGTGCGTCTACCATCGGCGTCGTGCTGATAGAGGGCTTCACGCCTGCGGGCATAGTCCTCTGCGACCTTCGCTCTCCTCTGTTCGTAGCTCTCTGCACCGCTGATGAGCTTCTCCCAGTGTTCTCTCTGCTCCTTTAGCTCCGCCTCTCTGTGGATGCGCTCCTGCTCTGCAAGGAGAGCCTTTGCGCTCTCCCCGAGATTGTCCTTAGTGTACTTCGTTGGGTCGAACGCTTCGCCCTTGTCCTTGGCTTTGGGGTTAGCAGCTTCCCACTTCTTGCGCTCCTCGGTGCGCAGAGCCTCGACAAGCTCTGCCTCCTGCTTGACGCGTGCCGCCTTGCGCTTCTCCGCATTGAGCTTGAGTACCGCTTCTTCCTTCTCCCATCCGTCAGCCATCGTGGCTACTCGCTCCTCCTGTTGCTTGAGCAGTCGTTGTCGTTCGTCCTGCGCCTGCTTCTCTTCGAGGAGCTGCAACTCTACCGCGCGTTGCTTGCGCTCTGCCACCTCGTGCTGTGCGTTCTTCTTGGCTGCGCTTCCACCGCCTGCTCCCCCGCCCTTCTTCGGCTTGAGGCTGTTCCCTGTAAGCGTTTCGTAGGTCTTGGCATACTCTTCCTGCTGCTTCTTAAGCCCTTCGATAGTCTTAGCCTCTTCTCCAGCTCTTATACTGGCATCCTTACCCGCACGTATCTTGGCGATTTGCTCGCTGGCACGCTTGTACCCTTCCGCTGCCTTCTTCGCTGCTTCGGCTACATTGCCCTGCGCCTTCTCCGCCTTAGTGGCGGATACCTCGATGTCTCCGTATAGGGCGTTGATCTCCTTGATGCGCGCCTCCTTGCTATCCTTAGACAGACGGAGCTTGTACACCGCATCGTTGAAGTCATACACAGAGCCTAGAGACTCGCCAGCTGCGTCCATCTTCCTTCGGAACTGCTGAACAAATTCCTTGCTAAAGCCACGCCCGCTCTCGATAGCTGCGCGCACTTGCGCAAACTGCTTGTCTCCAACTTCTGCACCGTATGCCTTCTGGAGTTTAGCACGCACCTCCTTTAGGAGCTTCGCATCCTTTTCATAGGAGCTATCCCCGAGGTCTTTTATCGCCTGCTCTCTGTGGCGTGCCATAATGGACTTACGCACCTCAGTAGTTAGTGCTGTATAAGCACCCGCAAGGTCGTTCACCTCGAGACGCTCCTTCACAAGCGCACTAACCGCCTGCGGGGCTTTGGCTATGAACTCCTGCTTCTTCTCGTTGTACTTAGATAGAGCTTCGTTATGCTCCTTTTGGCTCTTAGTGCCGTCCTCGGTAGCCGTCTTTGCCTCCTTGAGAGAGCGGTAGAGGTCATCGATTACCGCCTTTTCCCCCTCATACTCTCTCACCGCCTCGGCGTGGCTCTCCTTGAGCTTTCGTGTCGCCTCCTCGGCTGCCGTCTCATAGGTCACCAGCTCATAGATACCATACGCCAGTGCAGCAACTGCGGCAGCGGCTAAGGCGTAAGGGTTCGCCATAAGCACCGCATTAAGTCGAGCGGTCACCCCTGTAAGCGTGGTCTTTGCTGCGGAGAGGACACCCGTGGCGGTAGCCTCTGTCGTCTTGCTTGCCGTGGCAATGGCGTTGAGTTGCGCCTCTGTGATTGTAACACCTACTGCGGCTTGCTGTGTCACCAGTTGCTTACGCAGTGCAAGCGTGTAAGCCTCCGTGCCAATGGTAAGCCCCTGCTTCTGCACCATCGCAAGGCTCTCCGCACTTAGCAGGGCTTCAAGGCTTCGGGCTTCCGCCACCCACGCAGAGGCGGAGCGTGCCTTGTCGAGGGCTGCGGTAGCCATGATTACCGCCTTGTAAGCACCAACAGCGGTGACCGCTGCGAATATAGCCTTAGTAAGCACCTCCCAATTCTCTACGGCGGTGGTAGCAATTCCGATACCCGCACCGATGATACCCTCGGTGCGCTCGCCCATCTGGTTAAGCATCTGCTCGTAGGCATCTGAGAGCGCGCCCAGCTGACCTCGCAGCGTCTTACTCTGCCCCTCGAGGTTGCCATAAAACAGACCACCCGCACTCGTTGCGCTCTGCAGTGCGCCCTCGACCATCTCGATAGAGATAGCACCTTCTTCCATAGCCTTCTTTAGCTCCGCCATCGACTGCCCAGTGGTGCGTGAGATTTCCGCAAGGGGATTGAACCCTGCGTTAATCATCTGGTTGAGGTCTTGCCCCATTAGACGACCAGTGCTACTCATCTGAGAGAAGGAGAGGGAGAGGCTTTGTAGCTTATCGCCAGAGCCACCCGAGATATCGCCTAATTGCTTGATGATAGGCACGACCTTACTCCCCTCAATCCCGAAGGACAGCATCGTCTGTGAAGCACGGACAAGGTCGCTCAAGTCCATAGGCGTCTCCGCTCCGAAGCGGGTAAGCTCGCTTAGCATCTCCTTAGCCTTTGGAGCAGAGCCGAGGAACGTAGTAAACGAAGCCTCGAAGCCTTGGAACTCCGCACGCGTCTGAATGATACTGCGAGCAAAGCCCAGTAGTGCTGTCGTCCCGAAGGTCGCCGCTATCGTCTGCCCTACTCGAGAGAACGAACCCTCCATCTGCGACACAGACGCCTCGATAGGCTCTGTCTTTTCCACCACGCCATCGAGGGCGGTAGTGATCTCCTTTCCCATCTTGCCAATCGCAGGGGTTAGCGTGGAGAGCTTCTTATCCATACTTGCAAGGGCTGCGCCTATGTTGTTGCCTGCTGTCGTTGCTGCCGTGGCGACCTCTCCGAAGCCCTGCGACATCTTGGCGGTGAGTGCGTCAATGTCCGTGCCTGCCTCGGTAGCCTTCTTGCCTATCCTCCCGAACTCTTGTTGCAGCTCTTGGCTCTTGGCTTTTGCTTGACTATCGTCCAGTGTGACCTTGAAATCAAGCCCGCCATCTATTGGGGTATTGCTCATAAGTAGAAATCCTTTAAGTCATCGTTCGTTAATGTCGCTGCATCCTTGACCTCCTCAGCTGGCTTGCTGTCCTCCTTGTAGCTTGGTGCGGTGGCAAGGTAGAGCACTATGTTTTGGTAGCTCATCTTGTAGAGGAGGTACTCGGGCGTCACCCCGAGGTACTTAGTCGCAGACGCTATTAAAGCCCACGGGCTGTCGTTGTCTGTTCCACCTTCGTCGGCTTCGCCACTCTTATTGCGCTGAGGAAAGTGGTAAGAGCGAAAAAATCACGCACCTCCAAACGCTCGGTAAGGCGCAGGAACGCGAGAGCGAGGTCGGACACCCCGTGCTTCGCCTCAATCTTTCGTGCGAGCTTCTCCACTGGGTCACCCTTGAGCAGGCGAAGCACACGCTCCAGCATCGAGGGGAACGGAGCAGGCGCACCGAGGATGAGCAAAGAGATAGCACGCGACAATCCGTGGGCGTGCCGTGCCGTACGTAGTGCGGTGATAACTGCCGAACTATCCTCGCTCGCTGGCTCGAGCATCTCATCTGGGAGCTTGCTCAACTCATCGCTTACACTTATCAGCGTGGCGAGCGTTGGCGGTGCCACCTTGTACACCTCTTCCCCGATAGTTATCTCTGTAACACGTTGGAGTATTGCGTCTGCTGTCTTTGTTTCAGTCGTTGCCATAGTTGGTTGGTTAGTATGCTAGTCTGTATATCTTTCCCTTGTCGAGCTTTGCCCGCTTTTTCTTGTCCAGTATCTCGGTGAGCACGACATAGCGCACCGCATCGAGAGCGTGGTTGAACGCATCTATAGGCTGGTCAAGCCATCTGCCGTCGTGTGACTGCCTCCACGTGTAACTGCGTAGCTCCTTGCGGAGGTTATTGGAACGTTTTGTCACGTAGATTTTCATTGAGCGCATCTTGTCGATACCCGCCTTAATCGAATCTGCGCCCTTTGTCGCTGGGTGAATGTCTATACCCCTGCGTGCTATCTCGGCTATCGTTCGAGGCTCTGCGCTATCGGCTATCACCTTCACACCCTTTGCTCCAGCTCGTAGCAGGTCGGCAATGTCTGAGGCGAATAGGCCAGACTGGTAGATAAGCTCATCGAGGTAGAGCGCGTCATCAGTATACCCTACAAGGATAGCGGCGGTAGGGTCATTGGTGAACCCAAAGTCCATACCCACACGGATATGGCGCAGTCCCTCGGGGAGCGCATCGATAACCTCGTGGGAGGGGTACACCAGCCCCTCCACCTGCGCCTGCTGCCCCTCACCATACACACGCCACAGACTGGGGTTAGTCTCCTTCAAGGATAGCAGGTTATCGATGATAGCCTGCTCCAAGAAGGGGTTATCACGGAAGGTGGTTATGAAGTGATACGTACGCTCGTCTCTGTTGAGTGCGCAGAGCCAGTGATCTTCGCTGAACGAGGGGTTGTAGTCGAGGACGCAGAAGCGGGTGGTGCGCATTCGTAGCTGTTGCCACTCAATCTCCAGTAGCTCGTTCGCCTCATTGACGAATAGCACATCTCTCTTGCGCCCTCTGAGCTTCTGCTCGCTGTCGGTGCTGATGAAGTCTACTACCGAGCCGTTGGGGAGCGTGTAGATAAGCTCGCTCTTGTTGAACGCCTTCTCGTTCCACAGCTCCATACGTAGCAGTATCTCCTTGAAGTCGATAAGCACCGAGCCCTTGAGGGCTGGGAGCGTACCACGAACGATCGTTAGGCGTGTCTTAGGGTGCTGGGCTAGGTAGGTGATTAGGTAGATGAGGATATTGTACGTCTTCCCAGAGCGTGACGACCCTTGGGCAGAGATAACTGTCTTCCCTGCCCGCAGAGCCCTGTCGAGGATACGCACAATCTTATTCGCCCTTATCGTCATCTGCGTCTACAATCTCCACACGGATAGAGGGTATCAAATCCTTACCGCCAGCCCCAGTGACCTCGGTGCGTTCGCTGTACCCTCTGGAGCGCCCCCTAGTCTTGAGATAGAAGATGATGGAGGTCACGTCACCTTCATCTATCTTGTTCATCAGTGCGCTCTCTACGTGGTCTACCTGTATCTCACGAAGCGCATCTACTGCGCTTGCGAACTCGGCATCCTCGTTCATCCAGCGGTGGAACGTGCATCTGGCAATACCTGCAACCTCGCAGGCTGGGTGGATAATCCCCCTGCTCGAAGCGAGGGCTTCCAGCATCTTCTGCTTTCGGGCATCCTTGGCTCGCTTGGCTTCGCTCCCCTCGGGGCTTGGCCCTTTCTTCCGACCTCGGGTGAGCTTAGCCTTGTCGGCCGTTGCCCCTTTCGCCTTCTTTTCTACCTTTTTATCCATAGTCTTGTTATTTGCTATCAGCCACTTACGTATAGATACAAAAAAAGGGGCAGTGCGCCCCTTTTCCGTTAGATTAATCCCTGCTTTATTGCAGAGTGATACTTATCTGGCGTTGTTGTCTCGATAGTGATAGTCGAGTAGCCGCGCTTTAGGACTATTCGGTGCAGTCGTCCCTGCGCTTTCTTCTCTGCTATCATCTGAGCCCTTACGGCTTCGAGACACCGCTCCCGCTCTGTTTGCTCCTCGAGGTTGATGTACGACCTCTGCTGGTACAGACGCTTCTTAGCGGCGTAAGTAGTATTGGTCTTTCCCATAGGCTTAGTAAGTTAGTTACTCCTTCGGTGTGGCGTGTAGTGCATCGAGAAACGCCTCGGCTACCGCCTTTCCGTACTTATCGGAGAATACTCCGTGGAAGCCGATCGAGAGGCGTGTACCCCTCATCGAGAAGATAGCCCCAGTGGCTTCGTCTATGCCAATCTGCAAGCCCCTTTGAAGCGTCGTCCATTTGATGCGTGACTTTGCGTCCATACCCTTATCTGATTAGTCCGACTGCATCGATCAAGCGCACCGAGGTAGCCACGCTGTCCGTACCGCTCTCTGCGGTGTGGCAAGCCTCGACCACCCCCAGTTCCTTTACCAGCACCCTCTGTGATGTCGCCTTACCCCTGCCGTCCGTAAGCCCAACGATATAGTAGTGATAGCTATCTCCGTCTACGTCAAGCCCGATAGCCTCGGACACTCCGAGAGGCTTAAGGTTCTTTATCTCTACCGCATCAGAGGAGAAGCTGGCGAGGTAGTCTAACACCTTGGCTTCTGCTTCTGTGTAGGAGAGTGCGTCCACAAGGTGCGTCTCCGTGGTTTTCTTGTCGTCAATGTTGCTGTATGCAACTCGTGCGATGAATAGTTCCATCTGTTAAGTATTTGCGTTTTCGTTAACCTATTGGTGTGGATATGTTAAGCAAATGGGTGTTTCGTTAACCTATTCCGCCCCTTTACTCCTTGAATTTTACTCCTTGAGTTCGTGGTGCTACTCCTTGAGATTACTCCTTGACTCCAAGCAGTCGGCAGGCCATAGATAGTCGGCGTTCCTCGGCTTTTTCCTTGAGTACCTCGAGTGGGATGATATAGCCTGTGGATCTGGCAAGTTCGTAACTCCCAAACTCCCACCTACCGTGTGCGCTAACGTCGACGCTACAGGAGCTATTCGCCTTGTTTACGTCTATCTGGAAGTCGATGCGGAGTGCGTCGTACGCATCTTCGTCTCCATCTTCACCATCTATCAGCGTCACTCTTGAGCGTAAGCCGTAGACAGGCCTGCCCTCTCCTTCCTTCCACTCCAGCGGGCATTTCGCCAGCTGTTGCCTTACTTCTTCGCGTGTCATTTTGTTGCTATGTCTATTATACCTGTGATGAATATGGACAGCCACGATACGACGCCCATTAACGCTGATATGATAAACGCCTTGAAGTATATCTTGCAAGCTTTATCGTCGTCCATCTCATCCAGCTTATATCGGTACTTATTGTACCTATCTATCATCATGACGAATGAGGCTGAGGCTACCAAGAACGAAAAGCACATTATGATATCCTCGATGAGCGCTATCCTTTCTATCATTTTTCTTTGAGGTTAAAGAGTGCGCCCCACCGTCCTAGTCGCGTGAAGGTCTCGCGTGCGGCAAGCCGCCAGCAGGGCGCACTCGTGGTTAGTTATGTTCGTTGCGTTCGGTCTTGAGCTTGTCGAGGGCTTCTATTGCCTCCTCCCATTCGCCTCCGAAGACGTAGGTAATGACGCTCTGTGCGGTGTCACTTAGTGGCACTTCCTTTGCTATCTCCCGTAGCTCTCTGAGTAGCTCGGTGTAGCCCTTCTGTTCGGGTACAAAGCAGAGGTCTGAGGTTGCACGACAGCTCTCTATCGCTGTCTCTATTCGGTCAGGGTCTCCCGTGATAAAGAAGTTCACCGTGTCCGATAGCACTAATCCTCTGAAGTAGTCGATACGATAGGTGACAAGCAGGTTAATGCACCACGCTGTCAGTCTCTCTCTTTGTTCTCTGTTCATATCTTTATTTCTGTTTTGATGAGTTTGCATGGAGGGCGGACAGCTGCCCCTCGAGGGTGTCTACCTTCTTGGTCAGCCGTTCTATCTCCAGCTTCGCCTCATTCTTTTCTCTTATTGCCTCGCCAACCAGTCGCTCCCACTTCCTTGCGTAGTAGTAGCGTGCAGCGAGGATGTGGTGCTCTGATAGAGCAAGGGACAAGACAAGCGAAGAGAGGATTATGAGCCCCATATACGGAAGGAAGAACGAGAGGAAGTCCACAGTCAGATTATCCATTGTCTTGCTTCTTATGAATTAGTCGTGCTTGAATAGTCGGTACACCAGCTCAACCTGCCACGCCCTAAGCTCTTTCTTTGCTTCGTCGATGGTCGGCATAAGCCGTGCGATGTCATTCTCGGGGAAGGATGTACGGCTACCGCTTGCGAGATACTTACCCCCGTACTCTTGGATGTAGGCATCGAGGGGTAGCCCAGTCTGCGCTCGCTTGTTTCCTTCCTCGAAGTCCACCCACACAAGGTCTCTCAGCTGTGCATCTATCTGCTCTCGTGTGACCTCGTTGTGTTTTCTGTTGCCCCTGCGTTCGTACCACAACGTGAGCGTCACTGCGAGCGCCCACACAAACAGCCCACCGCAGGCGATGATGAGCAGGTCGATGAGGTTGTCGGTTGTCATTGTTCGTCGAGTTCAAAGAGGTTACACACCTCATTCACGAGAAAGTTGCGAGCCTCCTGCATTGCGCTGTCGAGGGCAGGATGCAGGCGGATGCATTCGGGGGCGTACGCATTATTGCGATATGCTGTTAATCTCGCTACAGACGGCGAGTTATATAGGAGTTCGATTACAAGCTCTACGCCTCTACCTCCAACTCCAAGTATCGCCGTGTACACCCCTTTGTCGTGATTGTACGCCCACTCTATGGGCTTGAGGCTCTTTGCTATGTCGTTACGTGTCATTGTTGTTCTATGTTTTCGTCTGAATTCTGCGTGTGAGTGACCTTTATGTTCGTCAGCCTACTAACGATACCATCAGCGAATGAGCGAACGTCAAATCCGTATTTAACTCCTCGCACCCACCCGATAAAGTACGATGCGGTGAGTGACACGATGATGATGATGCACCCGATTAGTTCTTGATAAGTCATATCTTCTTAGTATTTCTTGCCGTGCTTCGCAGGGCGGAGTTCGTTGTACTTGGTCTTCAGCTCGATGTGAGCCATAAGGTCGATGCCGAGGCGCTCGCAGAGCAACTCGAGGGACTTGATGGAGTTAAGGAAGCCAAATGTAGGGTCGCATTTTTCGTCCGCAATACATAAATCTGTGACTATCGGCATGAGCGCATCCGTGAGCATAGGAGGAATGCCATCCTCGCCATATAAATCAATTCCGTAATTCACCTTCCATTCAGGTAGACCATGTCGATCAATAAAGTCCCCCAGCAGGTCAAGCAGGCGTATCACTGCGTCGGCGATCTCGTCTTCCACGGTGTCCTTAACAAGGCGGAGGAACTCTTGAGCATAGGGCGCACCCTCTATGCGCTGGAGCGTGTCTATCGTGTCGGGGTCGAGCTTCGCCCACTTGCCGATGCGGTCAGCCTCGATAGCCTCGTGAAGCTCTCCGAAAGCGAGCATCAGATAATGCCCGACGGTGTGCGTACCATCCCAAAAGCCTTTAGCCACCGACCGCTCGTGGCAGTCCTTGGCGTAGCGGTTGAGCGTGTCTGCGTTGTAAAGTCTGTATGTCATAGTCGTTGCTATTTGATGATGTGTGATAAGATGTGTTTTATTACTTCCACCGTCCACCCGTTGCCGAGCATCTTGTAGGCTTGCGTGTCGCTGCATCCCCACTTGTACCAGTCGGGGATGGTTTGCAGTCGGGCGCATTCGGTGGGGGTTAGCCTACGGAGCATACAGCCTATTTTAGCCACGGGCTGTCCGCTGCCGTCGTTCCTCGCTCTTGCGGGGATGCACGGGGCTTTGCCTCCTGCAATTTCTCGGAAGCCTCCGTCCACCTTGTGTGTGCGCCATGTACCTACCGCCAACTCTACTACGGGTTGGTTATTCCCATCTTCACGTGACTGAGCATTTAAGCATGGGGACTTCATTGTCTTCATTCGGCGGAACTCTACTCCACCAAAGAACCTCAGAGAGCCGACCGAAAGGACGGTGGCACATGCCATATTATTAAAGCTCCAACTATTGGAGGTCAATGTTGGCGATTTGTCGGGGATAACTCTCGACTTCAAATAGCCACGCCACCGTTGGTAGATGCCTATATACAAGATGTCCATATCGGAGTGGTTTCCTCCGCTATGCCCACCAGCTGTTAGGCAGGAAGCCTTGTCTTGCTGAGCCTTTGGCTTTAGCTTCTTGTCGAGCTTGACTACGTCTGATGCCTTCCCTTCCTGCGTAGTGGCTATGCTTTCAATAGCCTCCTCGTAGAGAGAGAGATTGCGCATATAGTATTTCTCGTCCACCTCATCGTCAAGGATGTCTCCGATGTAGATGCCTCGGTCTGCGGGCTGGGGTATGTCCGTGAACAGCTCACTCCATATACCCTCGCTCTTCGTCCGTATGTCGCTCCAATATAGGCGCACTCTATTCTGAGCGGAGACAAGGGCGGAGTTAATCACAACGGGTCTAATGCCGAGGCTTTCGTTTATCCTCACCTCGTCTGCTGGGCGCATTCGCACATTCTCAAGGAGGTACTTTACGTTGGGGTTGATCTTTTGCACGTGGTGCAGGATGTCAAGAAAGACCCAATACAGCCTGCTTCGTGGGTCATCGTGACCGAGCATTTTACCAGCGAGTGAGAAGCCTTGGCAGGGCGAGCCAGCGAGGAGGAGGTCTATCTCCTCCCAATCAATGTCCCACTCTCGCCACTTCTCTACGTCTCCGAGCTGGATAGTGTCGGGAAAGTTAAGCTGCGTCTGCTTGATAGCGTGCTTGTCTATCTCGCTGGCATAGTACCGCTCGATAGGCACGCCCAGCTCTCGCAGAGCTATCTGCCCGCAGCTCATTCCGTCAAATAGTGATAGTACTTTCATTCTTTCGCTTCTTCTCTCTTACTCATCACGGGCTTAGTGCGCAGTGGCCGTGGCACTCGCTCCAGCGTGGTAAGCTTTGCCGTGGGGGCTTGATACTCACCCTTTGTCAGCACCTTCTCTGCGAGCTTGAGGGTGAAGTCATTGACCTTGCCCAGCATCTCAAGGAGCTTGTGTTGCTGTTCGCTGACGAACGAGAAGTAGTGTTCTACCTCGCCCTGCATCTTGGAGTGGTCACGTGCGTCTCGCTTTCGGGTGGCATCCATACGCTCAAGAAGGCGCAGGCGTGAGTGTAGCGTCCATAGGAGGTAGCTCATCACGAGCAGGCCTGCGGAGAGTAAGAGTAGTAGTGTGATTGTCATTTGTCGAATAGTTTGGTAGGTGTTGCGAGGTGGTGGATAGCGAGGAGTAGTGCATCTCGCTCCTCTTGGTTGGTGCGGGTCTGCTTGCTCTTCGGCAGCGTCAGGTTGTGACGCCTGCATACTTCGAGTATTTCAGAGTGGGTGATCTTTCCATCTTGTCCTCTCCAGTGCTTGAGCAGGGGCTTTTGGCAGATGATAGGGAACTCTTTTGCCCGTATCGCATCTCGGAGAAGCTCGCCAACCATAGCGCACCGCCCAAGGTGGTAGCCTTTCTTGGCTACAACTCTGTGGTTATCTTTTGGTGATGCGTGCCAGTTGTGTGATGTCCCCCACACATTCTCGAGGACAAAGCGGTAGGAGTATTCCGTGTCGAGATACCTCTCGTCCTCTTCGCACCGCCATTCATTGAGCAGGTCAAGCACCCTCAGAAATGGTAGCGTCTCAAGGTGTACGGAGCGGTCGTTTAGATTGACGACCGCCCACCCAGAAGCCTCTGTATCTGGATCAATCCCGATGATAAGAGGCTTCTTCGTGGTAGTCGTAGCGCTCATTAGAACGGGAGTGCGTCAGATTGTACTGGGGCTTGTGGTGGCGTCTTCGCCTTTTCCGTGGCAGGGGCTTGTTCTGGCTGTGCCTGCTGTTCTGGTAGCCCAGCTCCGTTTTCAACCTTCCACGCTCTGACAGAGGTGTACCATCGCCCATTAAACTCCCTGCTCTCAATGTCGATGAAAGCAGTTACCTCCTGACCCACCTGCACGGGGTACTTGGCCACATTGTCGCCGAACACCTCAAAGCACACTTTCTTGGGGTACTCCCCCAGCGTCTCGAGGATGTACTCCTGCACCTGCCATTGGTTGCCAGCCTTGCTCGTCCCAGTGCGAAGAGGGAGGGCTTGTAAAATTCGTCCAGTAATTTTCGATTCGTTCATGTCTATGTGAATTAAATTGCGTCTATTCTGATGCCTTGATTAGCCCCCTGCGCTTCCACTCGTCAAGCGTCCAGAAGTTGGTAAAAGGGGTCTTGTCCCAGCCACCCTCATCGCCACTGCTCCTATTGTGAGTTGCGTTTTGTAAACTCACCAGCTTTATCTCGCTGTAGTTTGGGTGCCCTGTGAACCGAGAGTACACGATGGATGATGTCGCACCAATCTTTGATGCGTACTCCTCGCATGCCTTTGAGATTATCATCCCCTCCTCCATCACCATTCGCTCCAGTTCATCGAGGAGCTCTGGTGGCAGTTCTATCTTGTTGGGAGGTGTTATTGCCATGTGTCTTTCCGTTGCTTTCTGTGGTCAGGCACTCCGACAAGCTGTATCTCGATGCAGTCGCCACGAAGTCGGGAGACAGCTCTATCGCCGTAGCGTTGAAGTTCAGACCACGGGAGGTTTGTGGTGGCAACAATCGGCGCATCTCGGTAGCCAAAGTCGGAGCGCTGGTTGATGAGGTCTGCGAGGCTCGCTTTGTTCCCGTATCGCTGGAAGGTGGCTGGCTCACTGCCGAGGTCGCCGATGTGAAGCACTCGGTAGCTTAGCGCCGTATACCTGCCATCTTCGCTGTCGATATAGTCCGACATGTGCCATAGGGCGTGCGTATCGCCATTCCAGAGGAAGGGCTTCATCACCCTGCGACTACTACCGCCATCGTAGAATGGGCGGTGCAAGCCAAGCATATCGCTAAGCTCTCGGAGTAGAGATACCAGCATCGTTTTACCCGTGCCAGTCTCGCCCATCACCAGTAAACCCTTCATCGGGTCGTCTATCTCTGGGTGAGGTAGAGCCAGTAGCCACGAAACGGCTTTGATGTAAGCTGCGGTGCTAACCTCGTCTAGTTCGAAGTTGGGCGTAGCCCGCTGACCGAGTGCCACGATGTAGCTAAAGGCGGTGCTTATGTCAATCTCTTTGTACACGTCGTACACTTGCCTTGTAGGTAGCCCCTCGATGCGCTCCGCTTGTATCTTCTTCACGAAGTCTGAGGCGAGTGGGAGTGCACTTGTCTTTTGTGGTGGTTGCTCTGCGTTGTTCATTGTCTAACTTTTATTTCGCTCATTACACGCCTTGCCATCTCGGCTGTCTTAGCCTTGTACGCCTTGACCTCCTCGCTATCCTCTCGGCTAGCCTGCTCCGCCTTCTCCTTCGCCCACATGTCGTTGGAGTAGCCGTGCGAAGCTGGAGGCGGTGAGGAGGGCTTAGAGGCGTGGTTGTCTCGATAGCACCCCTCTACGACCTTAGCAAAGTTGTCAGCTTTGACCAACCACGATAGGTTCGCCATAGCCTTGTTGCCTCGGAGGAAGGTGGACGCCTTAGCCTCCTCCAGCATCTTCTTGAAGAGTGCTATTGCATTTAGCGTGGTGGCTATCGTGGGGCGCTCCTTTGCATTGCCATCTGGGCGGTCGGGCATCAGCGCAAAGAAGAGCTCCTGCCCATCTCTGCATATCGCACGACTTAGCACCATAGGCTTAGCGAAGTCCTCCTCGCCTGCAGTCGCCTCCTCATAGAGCGCCTTCCACACCTTGCCGTAATCTCGCATATCGGAGCTAGGGCACACTAGCGAGCTAACCATAGAGCGAAGCGAAGTATCCTCTATCGCCTCTAACTCGATGCGCTCGCTATCAATCCCCCCCTCGGGGGTTAGGGGGCTACTTTCTATTTCTACTTTCTCTTTTTCTTTTAGGGGGGTATTTATTACCCCCCCTATAGTCCCCCCCAAAGTAGAGCTGAAAGTAGAAGACAAAGTAGAAGAGCCTTCTCTACTTTCGTCTACTTTCATTTCTACTTTCTCTACTTTCTCTACTTTGGTGGTTTTTGCGTCTACTTTGCTCTCTACTTTCGTTTCTACTTTGCTCTCTACTTTCTCTTCCTCGTCCTCTGCTTTACGGGATGATTTAGCGGCTCTTGCCTTGGCTAAGCTCTCTTTAACTGACTGGCTTACATTGTAGTTGCGCTTCTTCGATGCGGCCTCCTCGCCCTGCTTTCGCTCTACGCCACCGATTGAGGAGAGGTGCGAGGTGAGGCGAGGAGAGTAGAACACCTCTACCCCATCTTCATCTACTTCTATCTCGAATAGCCCGTAGTCCTCGATAGTAGAGCGAACAACCTCTGCACGTGGTCGCTTTGGAAGGATGTTCGCCAGCCGCTTAGCGTTGTTTGGGTAGCTGTATCCGCTCTCGTCCTGCTGGGCGAGCTTTAAGAGTAGTGCGGTGTACACCCCCCATCCTGCCAGCCCGTGGTCTGCAGTCAGCGCTTCTATCTTAGCATCCTGCATAGCGAAGATGTCGAGAGGTATGTACTTATGCTTACACATATTCTGGGAGTGTAAAGTATGTAGTATTGAGTGTCCGCCCAGTGAGCAGTAGGCCATCGTGGTAGAGGTCTAGAAGGACTGGGCGTAGGGTATCAAAGTCGCAACCAACGACCGAGGACAACTGCTCTTTTAAGATTATAAGCGGTTGCCGTCTAGCGTCACTGCGATGTTGCAGATGTCGCTTGATCCTGTCGAGCACTTCGGAGCGGTCTAGCTTATGCATTCTCCTTAGTCTCCTTCGCCCTGCGCTTTCTCTCGGCTCGAAGTGTGAGTAGCCTATCCATCGTGCTATCCGCCATTCGTCTGTAGTAGGTCATCCGCTTGTTGTTCGCACACATTTTGGTGGTTATGAAGCTCAGCACCTTGTTGTGGTTGTGGATGTGTACGTCTAGCTCGAAGTCGTTTAGGATTGATAGGTCTATCTCACTAGGATATAGTCGAAGTCTTCCCATAGTCTTTATCTTTTGTGGTGGTTATCGTCGTGTCATCTTCTGCTCCCTGCGCAGGCACTCTGCGTAGGCTTCCACGTCAAGGATGAGCGTGAAACGTTCATCTTGGAGGAAGGCGCTAGGGTACTTTGCTATTCTGGAGTTAAGTGCGCCCCTCGACTTGATGCCGAGGAAGTCGAGCACCCTATCTCTCCCTGCTATGTATCTCTCGCTCTGCTTTGCGCTCTCGCTGTGCTTACTAAGTGCGTCGCACACTGCAGAGGAGATGAGCGCGGAGAGCTCTACTGGGTTAAGGATTACTGCGGTGTCCATTATATCCATCGTTTATTCATTTCAACCTCTCGCTCTATTTCGCCTATCAGCCCGTTCTCCTCGGGAGTGGGTAGGTACACCCCCACCTCCTTAGAAGCCCAGTCACGAAAGCGGTCTATTGCGGTGGTCATCTCTTTAGTGTCAAGCTCGGCACTGGAGCGCAGCACGTAGTATCGCCCGATACCCTTACCCTCTTTCTCTCGGAGGAAGATGTCTGCGTTCACATGGCGCTTGAAAAACTCCTGCTTGATGTACTCCATTCGCTCGCCATACTGGAGGGCGAAGTAGGAGAGTATCAGATGCAGGTAGCTGTTCTGCTTGAGAGTGCGCTTACCCCTCTTCTCGGTGAGCTCAACGAGCGCCCCTTGTCGATAGAGTAGGTTTCCTCGCTCTTTAAATTGCGCTCTGTCGAGCTCACGGGAGAGGTCGTATGTCATCGGAGTGTAATCTTTACGTAGCTCTTGCGGACTACCTTCTTAGCGTACTGCTCGGCAAGCTCGGGGTGCTCTTCCTTAAATCGCTTGCTGTCGAAGGTGGTACTCTCACTTTCAGCTACCAGCGTTAGTAAGAGGCTCTGCGTCTCGAGCTTCTTCAGTCCACTCTCTTCCATTCTCGCCTTGAGGATGTCGAGAGCCTCCTGCTTTTCTGCTTCGCGTCGGTCTATCTCTTTCTTCAGTGCGATAATCACCTCCTCCTGCTCGCTAATTCTCGCCAGAGCCTCCTCTTCGGGGCTTGTGAATTCCACGGGCTTGGGGGTAAATACCTCGCCATCTAGATAGGCTTGAATAACCTCTTCGATGTCGTCATCGCTCTTTCGCTCCACCTCCACTAGCTTCGCAGTGCTGCCTCGGAGCCAGATGCCGTAGAGCTTAGATGAGGGGCGCTCGAGGAAGATGTTCTGCTTCGTGAATAGGTAGTCGCAGAAGGAGAGCTGCCATGAGAGACTCTCTATATCGAGCTGGCTTGTGGTCTTGATGTCGTAGAGGTTGCCTTTGTCGTCGATGCAGTCAATCATCGTAGCTACCACCTCGTCGTCTGTCACGAGGTATTCGCTGTAAATCATCGTGATGCCTTCCCTCGCGAGTAGCTCGTGGTAGTTGCGTGCTTCCTCACTGGAGCTTTCGTTGATAGCTCCTTCCCCGAAGAGGTTTACGTCCTCGCATTCGTTGTGGATAGCCGTGCCACGCTCAGCCGCCTTTGCGAGTATCGCATCTGGGATGCCCTTATACTTGTCTGGGAAGAGTGCCTGCTTGAGTATCGACGTCACCCCAGAGAGCTGTCGCCCATCTGAGGTGGTGTATGTGTGGCTTTGCTCATCGAAGCGAACCGACGAGCGATGCAAGTCTAATGCGTTCATTTCTTGGCAGTCTTTTGTGCGAACACCGCCTTTAGCCTCGTCGCCTCGCCCTTTACAGAGCGGTCGTCCTGCATTTCCTTCGGGAGGCTTCGGAAGATATTCGCAAGTTCATCTAAGCTGCTTGCCTTTGCTAGCTCGTTAATAGCTCCCTCTACTTTGCTCTGGTAGTCGGGGCTTGTCGTCGCCTGCGGCGCCTGCGGTACTAGCTCGTGTGTGGTAGCGTCGGGGTCTTTGTCTTCATCGGTAGGAATGGTGAAGAGCTGGAAGAGGGCATACTTGAGAGCTATGCTCATCGCCTTGTTCATCCCCTTATCCCCGCTGTCCATCGCCTCGCCTACCACCAGAGTCGTCACGGAGGAGCCGTCGGAGGCGGTGAAGTGGTGGCGGATAGTGGCTCGGGTGTAGAGCAGAACGCCGTTGCGCGCTTGTCTCTCTGTTACCTCGTAGCTCACAACCTCGGGAACGATAACGATACCGCACTTAGCGAGTATCGGGTGCAGCCTGTTGTAGACGTCGTCTACGCCTCGGAACTTAAAGCCCTGCTGCTGGTTCGTGTTGCCCTTGGAGATAGCCCCGACAAGCTCATTAGCTTTGATAAGGGCTTCATAAATCTTGGGCGTCTTTGTTTCCGTGTCCATCTTGCGTCTGCGTTAGAGATTGTCGCCATGTGCTGGCGTGTTGCTAAATAGTTTGTCTACTTTGTGGCGCGCCTCGTCCTCTCGGAGTTGGCGCGCTAGTGCAATTCGCCACGGCTTGTCCTCTCGGAGTTGTCGAGCAGTATGTTTGTTCAAATAGAAACAATGCTAGAGTTGCTAGCCCTAGGGGGTGCGCCCGCTCTAAATTGCGGGCGTGATTGTCAACTTTTTCGGGGTGGCTTGTCTGTCCCAGATTTACCACCCCACTGTAAACACTAAATCAAACCCAATGAAGATTCATCTTTGTGGGCGGGGCGGCCTCTAAATTGACCGCCCCCGCCACGGATTGAAGAAAAGAACCTATCAGCTATTACTTGCCGTGGCGCTCAATGGCTCGCCACGTATATATCGAAGCCCCAAGCAGTGCAACGCCTGCGAGCTTCTTAATGATGAACTCCGAGGTGGAGAGGTCGGGGGTGAATGCTGCGTCTGTGTCGGAGACTATCAGAAGTCCCCCTAAGAAGCCGAGGAGGATAAGCCCGCCCGCTACCACATAGGCGAGGGCGGTTATCACTCTATCTGTCGTCATATCTGCTCGTTTCAGGTTCGTTGTCTTTATCGTTCTGTCATGTTGAGCCAGCGCTCTGTATCCGCTATCTCTCGGGCGTTGCGCTCGCTACGCTCTATCTCACGCTCTGCGTTGTAAAGCACCCCGCAGAAGTCGGTGCTATCGAACGGGGGGAAGTCCTTCACCCCTGCTCTGTTGTCATATTCGTAGGTCAGTTCAAACTCCCCTCCCGAAAGCTCTAGGGTGAGGATGAGTGTCGATTCATCAGAGAGCCGTGGGTCGTCTATTATGTAGATGCACTGCTCTGTGGTGTACCCGCCATAGTCTGCGATGGACTGGGTCATGTCGTAGACTACATCCTTGAGGAAGGATGGGCTCACCTCGCTGTAGGAAATGTCTTCTTCGTTGTACATAGTTGTCTTTGTTACGTTACTGGTGTCGTCAGGAGGCTTCCGAGCCTCGGGTGTTCCGTGCCTTCCACGGCTTCGCCCTGCGCACATTAGGTCGCAGGCTAACGACAATGGGTTAATCACGTGCAGGCCTTTCACCTGCAGATTATCTGTATTCGCCATTGTTTGTATCAAGAATGTCAAAGACCGCTCAGTAATGAGGGCTAAGCCCTCGGGGGTGCACAGCTTGTTAGCCCTTTAGGTAATTATATACCGTCGAGCGTGCGAGCTTGTATTTCACTCGTAGACTGTGCACGGCATCTTCTGTTCCCATACCTTCGTCTTTCATCTTCGCGAACGCTGCTCTGACTTTGTCAGCGCGCTCTGCGAGTATCTTAGACTTGGGCTTTAGGGCTCTTCGCTTTGCCATAGAGGTCTACTTGTTTTGTATTTCATTATCTTTGTCGGTGTCTATTCTTAGACCCGCTCTTGTTGTCCTCTCTTGGACTACACTACAAAGGTAAACCAATTTGGTTGACTTACCAAATCTTTGTCAGCCTTTTTGGGTGACTTATTCTACAAGACGCTGTAATACTGCACCTTATGAGTGAGAAAAATTTTTCTGCCCTTGCAGAATACTTCAAAAGCAAGGGCGTTACACAGAGTGCTATCGCCGAAAAGCTCGGAGTTAGCAAGGCCTATGTAAACTCTCTGATGACTGGAAAGAAGGCATTTGGCAAGGCGCAGGCGGCTAAGTGGAACGAAATGTTTGGTATATCCGCCTCGTGGCTTCTTACGGGGGAAGGGGATATGATCCCGCCTGTTGAGACAGATGCAAAAGATGCGATTAAATCACGCATAACCCAGTATATAGAGGCGACCAACTCGGCTGCCTCTGTACGTGACTTCCTGCTGAAGGCTGGATTGTCGGCTTCTTTTATCTCTGGTCTTAGCCGAGGTATCGGGCGTGACGCAAAAGAAAAGATACAGAGAACCTACACATCCCTAAATGTAGGGTGGCTTGACACAGGGGAAGGCGAGATGCTGAAGGCTGGCGCACCAGCCACACAGCCCACGCAGGAGAATAGCGCCCGCCCGCTCGTAAGCAGTGACCGAGACTGGGTGGACATCCCTCTCGTACCGCACAGAGCGCAGGCAGGAGCGTTGTCTGGCTTCGGTGACCCCTACTGGGAAGAAGATAAGCAGACGATGCCCGTACTAATAGATAAGCGACTGAAAGGGGATTACCTGCTCTTCGAAGTATCTGGCGACAGCATGGACGACGGGAGTAGCACCGCATTCCTCGATGGAGACATCCTACTCTGCCGAGTGCTACCTAAAAGTGATTGGCAGTTTGGTATAAAGAAGCGCGGGGAGACCTACTGCGTCGTGGCGACAGACGCCGAGGGCATAGTGCTCAAGGAGGTAGTGAACCACGACAAGGCTAACAATGAGATTACCTGCCACTCCCTCAACAGCCAGTATAAGGACTACTCAGTGAAGCTCGACGACGTGCAGGGCATCTTCTATGTCGAAGAGCTGGTAAAGCGAAAGTTCTAGACTATATATGTACGCGTACGCGCGTATAAAGCACTACATACGACCACTTTTAATAACTCTAAATACAACCATTATGAAGAAATTACTACTCTCGCTCGTGGCGGTCATTGCGATTGCTATCTCCTTTGCCTCGTGCAAGAAGGACAGCCCCACCCCCTCGAGCTTCTCAATGGAGCAGCTTTACGGAACGTGGCGCATCACGAAGGTAGAGCAGAAGGACGGCTCTATGCTTGACGTCACCAGCGCTATCGCACAGCTGGTGTTCCCCGCAACATACGCCACGTTCGACAAGGATGGCAAGTACCAAGGGAGAGGCTACTTCGGCAAAGGAGAAGGCACTTACAAGGTATCGGGAAATACCATCATCTGCTATATCGACGGAGCCGAGTACGCACGATACGAAGTACTCAGCATCAGCGGAGACACTGCCCTACTGAGAGCGAGCATCTCGGGAGAGAGCGTAAAGATTGAGTGCAAGAAGCAATAGCACCTACCACCCACAACCACGAAAAACCATATTGTTGGATCCAACGATATGGTTTTTCTTTATCCCAGTATATTATGCTACCTATCCGCCGCACGTGCCACTTCCTCCTAGACAAGCAGAAGGGGTGGAAGGCTTTACAAGTCCGCTACCGCATCCGCTATGGAGGCGGGTACATCACAAGCGTCTATGTTGGCTACCGAGTAGACCCCGACAAGTGGAGCACCGAGGCGGAACGATGCCTAAAGAACACCACCCACGGAGACAGACGCACGCCAGCCGCTATGATAAACCGAGCCCTGCGGTACACCGAGGAGGCAATAGAGAGCGCATTCTCCTACTTCGAGGAGATAGAGCACCTACCCACTCCCGAGGAGCTAAAGGAGAAGTACAATGAGTACCTAGGGGAGACGCTTGGCGCATCAAAGCAAGCACCAGTAAAGGTCGCCCCAGAGGACAAGCGAAAGGTAGTATCACTCATCGACCTATTCATCGAAGCCGAGAGCGTCCGCAGGAGCTGGAGCGAACGACATAGAGCCAACATACGTACCGCACGTATGCACCTCGCAGACTACTCCCAGTCCGCAACGCTAGAGGACATCAGCGAGAAGTGGGTAGCAGGCTTCATCACGCACCTAACAGCAAAGCGAGGCCTGCTCAACGGCTCAGTAGACAAAACTCTCCGCATCCTCAAGAGCGCACTATATTGGGCGCAAGGGCAAGGGCTATACGAAAAGGACTACCGCCGCTTCTTCGAGGTGCGACTAAAGGGCATCGACAGCAACCGAGCCGAGGTATATCTCACATGGGAGGAGCTGAGCCGACTTGCATCTGTGGAGCTTCGCCTACACTCCGAGCGTGTAGCCCGTGACCTATTCTGTTTCCTTTGCTTCACTGGCCTGCGGTACTCCGACTTGAAGAAGCTCACGCACGACAACATCACGCCTACATCAATCAGGTACTACGCACAGAAGACAGACCAGCTAATCGAGGTAGACATCAACGACCATGCACGGGCAATACTCGACAAGTACAAGGGCGAGGAGACCCCACTACCACCAATGGCAGAGCAGAGACTCAACAGAACTCTCAAAAGTGTGTGCGAGCAGGCACGAATAGACGCGCCCGTCACACGACTACGATACTCTGGACGCCAGCGCATCGAGGAGACGCTGCCGAAGTATGAGGTAGTAACCTCGCACATCGGGCGTCACACCTTTGTCGTGCAAGCACTCACCCTCGGCATCCCCTCCGAGGTCATCCGTAAATACACGGGACATAAGACCGAGAAGACCATGCGCCCATACGTGGCAATAGCCGACACCCTCAAAGCGCAGGAGATGGAAAAGTTCAACCGTCCGCTGCTATCCTCACAACGGACGCTTAGCGGACGAAAAAGGGCGTTATCTAATGAACGCTAACAGCTTCAAATGACAAGGCAGGGGAGGTGAACACCTGCTGTAATAACACTATCAAGATATAGGGCGTATTTACCTAACAATCAACGTATTACCACTCTGGGTACAATCAATGGATATACCCCTCTGTAAATCAACAACTTACAGAGGGGTATTTTCTTACAGCGGACGTTTTAGCGGACGCTTTTGCGGGCTACCTGCCCCAAAAAGGCAAAAAGGAAGCCTCGAGAGATTACGCCCCCGAGGCTTCCGAACACACACAAACACCACTCTGGGAGGTCACAGCCTCCCCTTTTTCTTTTTAGGCGTTATGCCCAGCTGGTCGGCGTTGTCTCGCAACCAAAACGCAGGCTTCCCACGCTCAAAGGATGCAGAGATGCGGTCGCCGTTATCGGCAACCCAGTCAGACAGCCCAGCGGGTACGCTCTCCACCAGCGGAGTCGCCTCTGGGTCGTCGGGGTCATCCGCTAGTATAGTCGTCGTATAACATCTGCATTGAGGATGCCACCCTGTAAACTTGAAGTCTTTAGGATAGTCACCTGCGAAGTCATCGCAGATGCAGTGGAAGGGCTTGCCGTTGAGCGTATGGTTCTCGGAGAGATGAACACGCACCCCACGGACAAAGTCGAACGTTTGCACTCGCTGGTAGTCCGCAGTGCGGTAGGCGATATTCGTCTCGGTGGCAGTCAGTCGCAGGGCGTTCTTATAACTGCTTCGGTAAACACCCTGTCCAGGATGATAGGCGGCTGCCGATTGAGATAAGCGCAGTTGTCCGTGTGCGTCACGCACCCTGCGAAATAACCTCTCGGGCTCTCTGAGGTACGCACGCAGGTCTCGGCTTAGAGCTGCGCTATCCTTCCCCTGCCTTAGCCCTAAATCAATAGCAAGCTCCATCTCCGACTTCGCCTGCATAGAAGTACGCCACACACGCCCCGACAAGTCCATACCACCCTCCTTTCGTGCGAGGAACGCCGCTAGAGCCTTCTCCCTCCGTGTGGCGGTCACACTCCCACGGATAGCCAGCTCGAGGGCGTCATTCTTTGCATCTGCTCTCTCCCACGCATAAGATACTGCGCTGGTCACCTCAGATAGCATACGCCTCGACAGAGTGCGCACCAGCACATCTGCACGCTTCTTCGTGAGAGGATAGTCGTCAAAGAGGAACGCCCGCTCTTGGTCAAAGTCCACAAGCGTAGCAATTAGAGAGGCTTCGTGAAGTGCCTCCTCGAAGATTGCGAGGATGCGCCCTTGTGTAACGCCTATTCGCTCGGCTATCTCCTTGGCGTAGGCTCGGGCATCTGGGAGGTTGGACTTCTTCGCCATTAGTATCTATACTGCTGGAACGTCACACGGCTTGCCACTATGTCGTTCGTGGCGTAGTCCGTGACCTCCATAGACTGGTAGCGGAGGTAGTAATCTCTCCCAGCTATCCTCCACTGCCCTTCCGCTCGCTGGCGGAGTGCCTTGCAAAAATCAAGATGCGAGCGGACGCAATTCACGCCACGCACCCACACCTCCATAGTTATATTGCGCTCTTTCTTCCCTGCACCCAGCGTAGTAGTAGATGCGTCCTCCGCCTTGCTTGACGCCTCTAACGCCACCTTGCGCTCTGGCTCAGAACGGAGCGTTGTCATATCGGGGGCAACCTTGACCCCAAGGCGTGTCCGTAGGTCTTCTGGCGTGAACACCCCCTGCACTACTACTGGCATCCCAAACAGAGGGAGCATCGAGGGGCTGAGCGTTATTCGTTGCCATCCGTTGAACGGCTCGTGGGGGGTTGCGTGTGAGATAGTCGAGGCCAGCGTAGTCCCCAGCAGGTCGAAGTTGCAGGTGTCCCCTGCATTGAAGAGCTGGGTGGTCTTGACATCTACCACCACCGACAGCGGCTCTAGGTAGATAGGCTCTCGAAGGTCGTAGTCTATGCCGTCACTCTCCGCCCAGTTCCCAGATATGCGCGGGGCTTTCGCCTTGGGCATCTGCAGAAACGCCTCTGGGCTTGCCACCTGAACGGTAAGACGCACGCCTGCTTGTGTAGTGAGCGTTGTTGTCATAAGATGATAGCTGTATCTAGGGTTTGCACCTGCACATCGCAAGAGCTATCAGCGTGGATAGCCACAACGGAGTTGCCTCGTGCGATGATATTAGCTTTCGCCCCGTGCATCATAAGAAGAGAGGTTGCGCCCTCCTCCGCTCCATTTACATATATAGTCACATCACCTGCACCAGCAACGAAGTAAGCACCACCGCTAACGGAGAGGACGGACGTGGCGACGTCTGAGAGGAGCGTCACTGGCAGGCCTGCGAGGTCGTCCCTATGCTCCTCGAGGAGATCCATAGAGGGGAAGCCCGTGGCGAGTGCATGCTCGATACCCCGAGGGTGCAGAAGGCAGTCGATGAGTTCCGCAGGCGTGTATTCCACGCCCTCGGTGAGTAGGCAAGATGGGCGCTTCCCGCTCACCGCCTTGTATATCTGTTGGCTTAGCGTCATCATTCGGCAATCTTGAAGTATAGGCGTGCGCTCACAAGAGATTCTGCTCGCTCTGGGCTTGGCGTGGTAGACACGCCCTCAGCCAATCGGAAGAGAATATCCCCAGTGCTTGACGCACGAAGGGAGGTAGCCCAGTTCGTCAGCAGGCGTTCCAGATCTGCGCATCTCTTTAGGTTGGTTCTGCGGACGGCTGATGCACCCTCCATAAAGTCGGGAACGTAGATGGTGACACGGACAAAGCCACTCTGTCGCTGGTCTGCCGTAAGGGCGGTAACAGACACTACTGCGTCTTCATCGTTGCTATCTCTCGTCCTTGTTCCCTGTCGTCGCACGCTCCCACTGATAGCATCGGAGAGCGGTGTATCTCGTAGCTGTTCGATGACAGCCGTCTGAACATCCGTTGAGGTGTACATTGTGTTGTGTGGTTGTGGCTACTTGCGTTGCCATTTGAGGTTTAACTTGTCGAGCATCTTAGGCACTTCGACGCGTGCGAGAGCTTCTGCGCTGTCGATGACATTGTAGCCCCTCGCTGCTACATAGTGAGCGTAGTGCATGCCAGCCACCACCACCAGCACATAGCCAGTCGGTGGAGCCTCCGCTATCGCCTTGGATAGGCTACTTTCCCCAGCGGAGCGCCCCGCAGGCTTATCACCCTGCACGGACATCTCACTTACAGGCACTCCATTATACAGGACGACATAGCCAATCGAAGAGCGCAGGTTGCCCGTGCGGTCGGTGTAGCTGTTAGTCCTATTGTCTCGCGCTTCATTCACGCACTTCTCCCCTAGGTATATGAGATTGCGTACGAGTTGCGCACGCCTCTTGGCTATCTTCTCCTCGATAGCTTTGGCGACAGCAGACAACGGAGCGGTGGAAGTTATAGGCATCGTGGAGTAGCCAAAAACAAGACCTTGCGCACTGCCTTTAGCGGGCGGGCTTCCTTGACAGATAACTCCACTCCATTAAGGAGTAAGCGCTCTGCATCGAGTGCGTCCTCGTCCCACTCTATCAGCACACGATAGCGGATATTGGTGTACGGCTCTCCCTCGGACGCCGCTGCGTTGTCGAACTCCTCGGTGCGCCATTGGCAATGAACGAACTCTGACCACTCGGGAGCGCCCTCAACAGGGAAGCCGTCGGCATCTAACGCTCCGACGGCTTGGGGAAATGCGATCTGTAAAGTACCACTATTCGGGAGTAACATCTCTTATCTTTTGAGGAGTGACCCCTTATATCCATATCTCCGCTTTGCCTTTGGGTAAAGCGGGTCGGAAGGGTCAAGATACTTGCGGTATATCTTTTCAGCTTCGTTGCGAAGCGCTTCTCGCGTGGAGTATAGGACATCATAGCTGATTCCCTCTTGTGTGACATTTGGCGCACTGGCAACCATCATCAGCACATCGGCTCGGGCGAGTTGCCACGCACCACCGCCGAGGACTTCGCCACACGCCCCGTCATCGGGGTTCAGCCCTCGCCGCTGGGCGAGCAGGCGCACTGCCTGCCCATCCAGCGGATATGAGTGCTGAGAGAGTAGAGACTCTAAGATTGTCATGCCTAAGCCTTAGCCTTGGTTTCCTTCTTAGAGCCAGTCGTAGCCGTCTCCGTCTCAATGAGGTAGACTTGGTCGCCACCATCGATAACGGGGATAGCGTGAGCCTGCCCCATCGTTACCTCGGCCATGGGGTTCTTCTCGTGGTAGACAGATACCAGCGTGCCGTGGTCGCCCTCGGTGTAGATAACATCCTCTGCGGGGCGCATCTTCTCGACTGGGTAGACCCACACAAGACGACCTACAACACTGCTAGGGAGGAACACCACGTTGGCGACTTCCCATGGTGCGATAGTCTTGTACTTGCCGTCTGCCGTCTGCACACGGAAGGAGCTATCCACCACACGGACATCTACGCCGAGTTCATCCTTGAGCGCATCGACAAGCACCGAGCGAGATGGCGTGGGAAGGTCAGCCACATTGGCGACGACCGCGCCGCCCTGATAGCGCATAGCCACCTGCTTACCTTCTGCGCTCTTTCGGATATTGTCGAGAGCCTTGCGTGATAGCATTACCAGCTCTGGGCGACCAGTCGTAGAGGCAGCATCGAGGACAACCTGCATATCTGAGATAGGCGTTGCGTCTGCTTCGCTCCACTTCTTGCCCACCGTGTAGGTGTGCTCAGCAGCGTAGCCGAAGTCCACACGGACGCCATGCCCATCGCTATCCTCGTCCTTCACCAGCGTCTGACCAGTGGAGAGTCCCTGAAGGAACATTACCTCCTTGGCGACTTCGATACCCTTTACACAGAGGTCTACATCAGCGAGGAGCTTAGTAGCAATCTGCGCCTCTGCACCCCCGACGGCCTGCGCATTGAGGAGGTCACGGATCTCGCTCTCTCTCTTGCGGAATGAGATACCGATCTTGGGGATTTTGCCAGTGGCACGAGCGAGGCGGGCACGGCTCTTGAGAGGCAGGGGCGAATCCATCGCCACGACATCTGCGGAGACTACAGAAGTGGAGAGCGAGGCGCTGTCCCACGAATCCTTGAGAGACTGCTCCGAGGTGAGCATCACCTTGTACAGGAGCTTGGGCTGCTTGTCCTCGGGCGTATCGTTGATGCGCTGGAGGATTTTAGCCATACCCGGCTTGAGGTACTTATCGTAGTACTCCTTAAAAGTTGTTAAAGCCATATCTAAATAGGATTTAGGTTAGAGATTAGATGAACTCGATGCGGGGGAGCGCCTTCTTCACCTCCTCAGAGATGGTGTAAGGCGAAGCGGCGGCACGCACCTGCCCGATGGTCATAACAGGAGCAAGCTCACCGCCATTGACCAGCACATCGGCATTGAGGACACCCACGGGGGTCTTATCGCCAAAGGCGGAGTAAGCGGCTCCAGTAACGCCAGCGGCGTAGTACTTGCCATCCTTGAGGAGGACAACGTGACCAGCACGCACGACCGACACGCCCGAGAGGAGCGAAGTGTCGAGGGCTACACCCGAGGGGATACCTGCGAGATACTTGGTGATTACGATAGAGCTGTTGCCGTCACCGACTACTGCCTTACCAGTCATAAGATCTGTCATAGCTATCTTAGTTTTATTGGTTAGTTACTTAGTTCGTCCCAGTGAATGGGTCGAGGATAGCCCCGCTCTTGGTGAAGTAGAACGCCTTGACGTCTGCCGTATCCTTTGCGAGGACGGCATCAGCCTTCACCTTGTACGCAGCACCCTCCTCCGTAGACCACGCTGGCGATACCGAGATATTCGCCATAGGGATATAAAGCCCTGCCGTATCAGGATCTTCTGGCGTGATGACGATGCTTGCAGCGTCCCCCTTGAGGAGCTTAGGCTGCGCCTCGCCCTTTAGGATGAACACCTCCAGTTCGAGGGTGTAGGAAGGTGCACTGCGTCGAACGTCAAGCGTTACGCCACCTTCACCCTTGAGCTCCTTCTTTTCGCCTTCTGCGCTCTCGAACTTCGTGGAGTTCTCCTTTACAGAGGCGAGGGTCTGTAACCCAGTCGTGGGGATTGTCTTACCCGTGGCGTCAACGGCGCCAATCTTGATAACAGGCTTACCCCATGCAGCTTTTGCCATAGTTAAGTTGGTTAAAGTTGGTTGGAATGTTAGATTTTACCGAGGCTCGGGTTGTCTTGAAAGAGCTTCTCTACATCCTCTGCGGTAGCTTCAGAGCCTGCTGGAGAAGGCATCGGAGTTCTCGGGTTTGTGGCTAAGCCTCTTGTCTTCTCCAAGTCGATAATGCCTTTCACCTCTTCCCCGATACCAGCGGTTAAGGAGCTAAATTCATCGTCTGACAAGTCGGAGTACTTGATGCGCTTGTACCCACTTTGTAGATGCTCGGGTAGGTCACGGATGAGTGCCTCAAACGTAGCCTTTCGGGCATCTACCACCTTCGACTTCTTGAGGGCTTCGACCTCTTCACGGAGGGCGTTGATAATGCCCCGTGTTTCATCGTTGTCCTCCGTTGTCGTTGGTGTTGGCGTTGGCTCGGGTGCGTCGATGGTCTTACCATCTCGCAGGCCGTGCTTTTTTTCATAGTTCTTTATTGAGGTCGTCGCCGCTTCGTTGGCTCTGCGGTCTTCCTCCTTTGTCGTCTCCAGTGCGAGCTCCTTGGCTACCGCTTGGATAGCCTCCTCACCTGCGTCTGGCATCTGCTTTCTCAGCAGTTCTGTAATCACGTCTAAGTTCATAGTTATCTACACGTTAGTGATATACACATATATACCAAATTACACGTATCAAACTTGAAACCTGCACAAAAAAAAGAGTGAGGAAGCCGAAGCCTCCCCGCTCTAAATGTCACCCAAGCGCAATGATGCCTACTCAGGTGCGTAACGTAAACTACGGGCGGAGACGACCGCCTCAATAGCTCTACAAAGGTAGCTAATCTTTTGATACCACCAAATGCTACTACCTCCGAGTGAGTGCGAGGGTGAGCTTAGCGATATGCTCCTGCTGTTGCTGTATGATAGCGTCCTTGGCCAAGAGGAGCGCCCTCAACTCATCAAGGTGCGGTATAAGCTTGTCTACTCCCTCGGGGGTGAAGGGCAAGCCCTCGCCCGTAGTTAGCCACTCATCCGATATCTCAGGGAACACACCCCTAATCACATCTACATCGTACACCTCGCGAAGTCGCCACTGACGCAGTCGCTCTCGGGAGATACCAAGGATAGTCGCAAGCCCTGCATCCGTGGACGCACCAGCGTAGGTGCGCAGCGTGTCCAAGGTAGCCTGCATATTTTCATTCTTTACACTTGCCATATCTGTATATATTTTCCGTTCTTCTGCAAATGTAGTGAAAATATATAGAATGAATAGCTTGTATATCCGTGTATATGTCTATATATAAGTATGTATAATTGTTTTCACTAAAAATTTGGTGGCGTGAAAACTTTGCCTTACCTTTGTAGTGTCAAAGGGTAAGAGACACCCCACGACACGTAACGTAAACAAGACAAAGACAAATGGACAAGAAAACCAGCGAGTACCACATCTGGTGGGTATTCGTCCTCACGGACAGGCTCTCAACTGCTTCACGCAAGCGCCTTGAAGCAAGAGGCTTTTCATCATCGGCATTCTCAAAGTCGCTCAAGCGACACTGCCCCAGCTTGCAGAAGGCAAAAGAGATGCAGGCAGAAGTGCAGATATGCTTGCGAAAGGGTGACCTCGTAGAGACACTACTTATCACCGACAAGCAGTTTGGTATGATGACCACCGCATTCGGACACTAACCACCAATAAGTAAAAGCGAAGCCCCCGCACCGCAAGGTGTAGGGGCTTTCTTTTTAGCCTGTACCACCCCCGGTGCAGGCATAGAGCAGGGAGCGGGCGCAAAGCCCCGAACGGCTCTTTGTGGCTATATGAGCGCCTAAACTTTGGACATTTGCAACGCCCATAGGCATAACTACTTAGTGCAGTCCACCGCCCGCCAATAGCCACATTTCGGGCTATCGTTTGGACAGACCTTAGACAATTACAGACCCCGCAGTAGAGGCAGCCACAGCTTGCGTGACACCCACGCCACCAAAGCCAGCGCAATAGCGAGGAGGGGAGCAAAAGCCTTGAGACGCATTGACTGCCACGCTGTGAGCTGGGCGGGGACTTCGACAACCTCGGTCACTCGGACGCTATCTATACGCCCCGTATTAATTGTGTCCACCCGCCAGCGGTCACGCCAGCGGTACACCTCTTTGACCTTGTAGATGGTATCGCCCGCTTGCTTCTCGGTGAGGTAGATGCTATCGTGGATATACACACTATCCAACCGCCAGCGGTCACGCCACTCTGTGCGGGTGCGCTCTACGGGCACGACCCTAACCTTCGGCGAGCAGGAGGTGAGGAAGTAGCCCAGCAGAGCAACGGCAATAATCACAAGGAGCGTCTCACATGCGCTCAGTCTATTTGCTTTCATCGTAAATCTGTGTAAATACTTTGTCGGGTAGCCACAGCTTGCTACCTTTGTAGGAGAGAGTGCTGGGGCTGGAGATTGGCTTTCAGATTTCGTCATTATAAATCCTATCCAGCCCCTTCCTCTCACGCGCCCTGCCGACTGGCGGGGCGCAATTATTTTTAGGGATGAGCCTCGCCAGCCTCAGCTTCCGCCTTGGCTTTAGCCTCGTCCTCAGCCTGCCACTGAGCCTCTAAGGCTCGGGCTTCCTCCTCGGGCATCAGCTCGTAGAGGTGTGCGTCCTGCTTCGGGCATCGCACGAGGTAGCCTACGCTACGTCTCTCGCGGCTTACCACCATCTGCCCCTTGGGCGCTTTAATTCTCACTGAATGCGAACGTTTCATAATCAAGTTGTTAAAGGGTTATTTATAGTTAATCGTCCAGCCCTTGTCGCTGGCCGTATCTCCGAGGTCTCCCAGCTCCTCCTCGTGAGCGTCGAGGAGCGCACGGCTTAGGTCGATGCGCTTGCCCGTTACGCTCTGTGCGTTGTCCACGAGGTACTTCACACTCTCTACGGAGAGGTTAGCGCAGGCGGATAGATCGAAGTCTACCTTTATCCCCTTGATTCGCACCTCCTCGAGCAACGAGCATCCTTGAAATGCAGCGGCAGCCGAATTGGCACTTGACAAGTCGATAGTCCCAGTAACTCTACGGAGACTTGAACAGTTGAAGAATACGTGGGTGAAATTGGTCAGCTGACCACCCGAAAGATCTATTGATACATCTTTGAGGCTGGCGCACCCAAAGAAGAGACTCGATACATTGGTCACCTTTGGCGCCGCTCCGATGGCTACACTCGTCAGGGAATAGCAACCTGAGAATGCACTTGATATGTCGGTCGCATTTGTGAGTGCTCCCAGCGATACCTCTATGAGAGATCCGCACGAAGATGCGAACGACGACAGATTGACCGCCACACCAACATTCTCAATGCTCGGGAGATTTTTCAACGCCCTGTTTTGGGCGAAGCAATAATCAATGAGTGCTGGCTTGTATCCTCCTGAAATCCTCATCGGAGGAAGCGACTCATCAACATATCCCAAAAATTGCTGGCGTTTAAAGATGGACATTGTTACAGCCTGCTCCTTCATCCCCTCCACCGCCTTAATCGTGTCTACCAGCGGTGCGTTCTCCGCCACGACTGCCCCCTTGCCTGCGAGCGCATTATTGAGCTGTCGGAGCTTGCCCTTGAGGTCGAGCACCGCCTCCTCGGCTCGTTGCTTACTGCTCTTCTGTGCCATACACTACTGCCTTGATTAAGTTCGCAAACGATCCGATAGTATCTGCCCACTCCTTCTCGGTGAGCTTTGGGTTGTCGTCCGTTGTGTCGAGGTAGGATTGATAGGCATCCTTGCCCTTTGCCCCCTTGAGGCTGGCGAGGTAGTCCGTGAGCGTCCCAGTGAAGCTCTGCGCCTCCTTGGCAAGCTCATAAGCGCTCTTACCTGCTTCGCCCTTGAGTGAGGCTACCCAGTCCTCACGTGAGCCATCATAGCCCCCAGCCTTGGCTACTTCGTAGGCATCCTTGCCGTCCGAGCCTCGCAGGGATGCAAGCCACGCCTGCTCGTCACCCACATATCCGTTGCGAACCGCCACCTTGTAGGCGCTCTCTCCGTCGTCGCCCTTCTCCCCCTTGAGCGAGGCTATCCACTCCGTGAGGCTACCCTCGTAGCCCTCCGCCTTGGCGAGTTCGTAGGCGGAAAGCCCCGTCGCCCCGATGAGTGTCTTTAACCACTCTTCACGACTACCCGTGTAGCCCGCCTTCTTGGCGACTTCGTAAGCGTCTGCACCATCCTTGCCGACAAGGCTCTTTAGCCACTCTTGGAGCGTGCCTTGGTAGCCCTCTTGCACCGCCAGCTCGTAGGCGGACTTGCCGTTACCGCCACCGCCTGCTCCGCCCTTGGGTGTTAGGCTCTTTATCCATTCTTCCTCCGTGCCTTCGTAGCCATGCTTCACGGCTATCTCGTAGGCGCTAAGCCCACGCAAGCCATCCAGCACGTTCGCCTGCACCTTGACGGGGGTCTCGTTGCTTCCGTACTTAGTGACCTTGCAGAGGTCTACCACTATCTCGTAGTCGTGGTAGCCGTCAGCGTAGGCGGGGTCGGGTATACGCCCCGTAGCGGTGAGTGTGTACACGCCTAAGCCCAGCTGTCGTGAGATGTCAGCCGTGACCTCCACCACCAGCTTCTTATCCTCAATGGCGTGCGGGATGGGAACGCACCCAGCTCCGCTCTCGCTCGCCACCTTTACGCTCAGCTCCTCCAGCTCAGCAGGGTCGAGGACTTCGCCCGATGGCTGTTTGACCAGCTCCACGGGAATTCGCTTGTCCGTGCCTCTCTGCACCAGCTGGAGCGTCTTGCCGTCGCTCTTACTTCCAAATGGTCGCATATAGTTATGTTTTGTTAGGGGTGGTTAGATGCAGGGGAAGGCGGAGGCCTCACGTCACCGCCTTCCCTGCTGTTGTTACTTTAGTCGCGTGAAGTTCTTGCCGTCGTTAGTCGTCATCGCTTCCTGCTTCGGCATTTCGCCGAGCGGTGGTATGGCGACGTGTACCCACACGCTCTGCCCCTTGCGCTCGTAGATGACCTGCTGGTAGCCTCCGCGTTTGCGGATGAGGTCGAACAGCTCCCGCAGTCGCTCGGGGCTCTTCGCTGGCACGATGTCAGCGGCCTGTCCTGCGAGGTGCTGGCTATTCTTTACTCCTCCGACGTCATTATTAACTCTCCAGCTTCGGAAGCCCGATGTTACCTTGATCGGCTCACCGAACGCCTCACGGATGCCGTCGAGGTAGTCAATCAGTCGCAGGAGGTCTCGCTTCTGCGTGGCGTTGGGGGTGTTGTCATATCCTCGGAGCACGGCCGTTTGGCTTCGTGTCAGCTCCTCGAGGGTGAAATACTTACTCATAGTCTCTATTCTGTTTTTGCGAGGTTACGGACTTCATTCAGCGCCTTTGCCAGCTCTTTGGCAAGCTCCTGCGTCTGCTTAGCGCTGTTCTTGATCGAGGTAGTGTCGTGCTTGGGCAGGTTCTCCCACACACTCCAGCCCTCCGTGGCTACAGCTCCGATAGAAGCAAGGACGGTCATATATGGCAGCTCGGGGATCGAGATACGCACCTCGAAGTCGACGAGGAACAGCAGTATGTCGATGAAGGAGAACATTGCGATGACGAGGTAGTACCTGATGATCTTGCCGAAGACACGGCGCGCGATGCTCGACTGGATCGCCTGCTTGTTGCGCTTCGCCCTCATTACGCCCGTGATCGTATCGATAATCACAGCGGCCAATACGATCAGCAGGGCTACCGCCATCAGCGCAGCCGTTTCCTGCACCTCCTCTGGGGAAAAGAATTTAAACATAGTCTCTTGGTTTTGGTTGGTTATCGTGTTTTATGTCGAGCAGCTACACTACTTAGCTGCAGAATATCCTTAGCGCGGATCTTGCCCTCTACCTCCACTCGGATAGATGCTGCGGAGGTCAAGTGGTTGGCGAGTCGCCCTTGCTGTGCCTTGTTAAGTATCAATTCGCCAGGATTGACTCGAGCGAGGACTCGGTCGCCCGAGCCATCACCGCCTGGCACGATACCACCATTGGCGAACTTCGGTATCTTCTTTGCCGAAGATGAAATGAGGGCTATCAGACCACCCACGGCTACCGCAGCGAGAGCCACACCGACAAACGGGATACCCGCGTGCGCCTTAGCCGCCTTAGCCGCTGCCCCGACAGTGTCCGCAGAGGTCTCCGCCTGCGTGGCCGCTATACGTGCCGTTGTAAGTCCCAGCTCTGTGGCGGTAGATGCTGCCTCCGTGGTTGTCACAAGTGTTCGCCCTGCCACCTGCTGAGCCGTGAGGGCCTGCTCGGCTGCAGCTGCTACCTGTCGGGCCTGCGTAAGTCCTTCTATCATCTTCACGAGGGAGAGGATCGTGTCGATACCCTGCGTTGCTGAGTCAAACACCGCAAAGAAGCGTTCCCACGCAGAGGCCTGCGCATCGGGGTCGAACGCCTTTTGAAGCTCGCTGAATGCACTCTTGAGGTGGCGAGCGCTCTGTGCAACGGACTTCAAGCCCGAAAACGACTGGTCTTTGACCGCTTCTCGGTACTTCTTCAAGTCAGACTGAATAGTCGCCACCTTGATAGCTTGGTCGAGCGTCTTGGTCTCCTTCTGCGCCTGCTTTAGAGCCTCCGCAACATCCAGCCCAGCCTTTTCAGCCTCCTGCAACTGGCGAACGTAGTCCTCCATAAGCTGCTTCTCCTCTCCGAGCTTCGTAGCTTCGTCCTTTTTGTAGTCGTAGCTCGTATCACGCGTGCCCTTGACTGGGGTGGCGGACTTAGCGATAGAGGAGAGGTCGCTTGAGAGCTTTTCGCCCAGTTCCCTTTTGAGGTTCTCCTGCCCCTCGGTAGTCGTGGCAGTCTGATTGGCTCGCTCACGTGTAGATGATATGAGCTTAGCGAGAGCTTCTGCGTACTCGTTCTCTTTGAGTCTGCCCTCCTCACGTGCTTTCTCCAGCTTCTTCGCTTCGTCAGCGTAGTTGCGTTGCAGGTTTGCAATATCGGAGACAGCGTCGATCTCGCTCATCTTAGCCTTGACATACTCATTGTTTAGATCAAGCTCACCATGCGCCTTTATGGTTGCGTTCAGCTCGGCCTTCGCACGCTCCGCCTTAGCTCTTCGCAGATCATCCTCCGTAGCAAGACCATATTTTACCTGCGCTGTGATCAGTTTGAGTTCCGCTGCACTTCTCGCCTTCTCCTCAGTTACCTCCCTTTCTACAAGCAGATGCGTCTTTAGGCTGTTATACTGCTGGTCGTTGAGAGCCTTCTCCCCAAGGAGTGATGCGAGCTTCTCCCGATACTGAGTGGCAACCTTATCAAGCGCAAGGCGATACTCCTCTTCGGAGATAATGCCTGCTGCACGCTGGTTGTGCAGTTCGTTGAGTTCCTTGGCGGCCGCCTCTCTTGTGCGCTGCAGTTCGCTCTTCTTCTTGCTCTTCTTTGAGTCGTCGTCGGAGGAGCTTGACACGCCGCCGCCAGCAAAGCTCCCGCCAATAGACTTTACCTCGCCCTGGGCTTCGCCATCAATCTTGATGCGCTCTACATGAAGCTCGTTCAGCTTAACCTTAGAGTCCGAGCCGACAAGCATATTAAGCCCAATCTCACGAAGGTCACCCTTTGAGGTGAAGGAAGCAAGATCATACAAGTTCTTTGTCAGCCATTCACCAGTTTTCTCCTTGGCTATTGTATTCAAATAGCTGCTGAAATGGTTGAAAGACTTTAGATGATCTCTACCAACTCGGTCATACGTTCTTTTTGAGTATAAAGTCTTCTCTGATGGTGTTAGAGAAGCATACTTTGATAGAACATCACCAAAAAACTCCAGCCTATCAGCTGAGATAGGTTTCCCTCCATTTTTGAGGTATTCAGAATATGCTGTCTGTAGGGGTTTCCTCGACTCTTTGAGGGTTTCGCTATAGAAGTCAATCTGCCTATCAATCTCCTTTAGCTTGAGTATCTTGCTTACGACATCCCTGATTCGGTCGTACTTCCCTGCAATTCGGTCAAGAGAGCCCTCCTGTAAGCCAAGAGACTTCTCTAATTGGTGCTGTACCGTCTTCTGCTCCTCGAGCTTCCCGTCTAAGCTCTGATACAGACTGAATAGTCGGGAAATCTGCACCTCCTCATCGCTTCGAGTAGACTTGATTTCCCTCTGCTTGGCGAGGTACTCATTCTGCAGCCCGTTAATCTCTTTCTGCTTACGATACCAGTCTGCAAGAGCGGTCACGATAGCCGTGATGCCTGCAATAATCGCCATAGGCGCAATCGTAGCCATAAGACCACGTATAGTCGCCAGCGTGGAAGCCCAAGCGAGCTTTACCGTGGTCGTGGCTCTCGCCCATAGGGACACCGTGGAGGATGCCGCCTTGGTTTGCTCTGCGACAATCTCGCTTGCAGGACGAAACGAGAGGTTACCTGCATTACTGATAGCTCGCTGAGTGTTTAACACCCCAGCCACCGATGCAGACGACGAGGGTAGGTTGGTGGCTCTCCCTCCGATATTGTAGTGAGCCTTATCCGCAGAGGCCTGCAGAGCGGCAAGGCGCTTGATGCGCGCTTCCTCATTCTTCGCGCGGGCTTCTGCGAGGAGTTCGCGTCTGTTGTGGTTAGCCTTGTTCAGTGCGTCACCAGTGGCGGCGAGCGCACGGGCGTTCTGCTCCAGCTTACCAGCTAAGCGCGCTTCTTCTCGCTCTCGCTTCGTGATATTCGCAAGTTGCAGGCGTGACTGGTCGGCAATAGCCTTGTCGTACTCCCGCTGGCTCTTAGAGACTATCGCCGCCTGTTCTCTCTGCAGGTCGCGGATAGCCTTCTGCTCTTCGGAGGTGTATCTCCCAGCCTTGTCAAGGGCAGAGGTAGCCACCTTGACATCCTTTGGCGAAGTTGCAGCCTCCAGCGCACGCTTGGCAGCGGCCACTCGCTCATCCTTGGCTCGCTCTATCTGCTCCTGCTTGGCGATAATCTTAGCGGCTGCCTCATCATTGGCACGCTGTAGTGCAAGCTTAGCATTGGCAACTCTCTGCGCTGCCTCCTCTTCGCTTCTCTGCAGCCCACGGAGTAGAGCCTGATGCTCGTTCAGCAGGGTGCGCTTCTCCGTCTGTGCGTTGGAAAAGTTGTCTACCGCCTTTTGGAAGCGCACATCGCCAGTGTATTTGGCTACCTCCAGTCGTCTCTGCTCCTTCTCTGTTATAGAGCCAGCCGACTGCACAGCAGCCTCTGCACGCTGGAGCTGTTGCTGGGCTTCTGCGAGGGCCTTCTGCGCTTCCAGCTTAGCCCGCTTCGCTGACTCCTTGGCGGCCGCCTCGTCAGCTATGGCCTGCGCCTGCGATGCCTTGATAACTGCCCCTGCTTGGCTCCATGTTGCAGAGAACTTTCCCCACAAACGCGCACCGAGCAAGCCACCCGCCCAAATGTATAGGTTCGAGAGGTGCGTGCGCAGGTAGTCCAGCAGGTCCTTTACCTTTTCGACAAGGGCCTTGAAGTTGTCGTACACTCGCAGGGAGTCTGCAAGATTGGTAAAGGAGTTTTTGAGACGACCAAGAGAACTCTCGAGGTTGTCGGTGCTGGTGTCTCCAGATAGCTTTGCCAGCTCATCGGAGAACTTACCCATGATCTCGGCACTGCGGAGCTTACCCTCCTTGAGGAGCTTGTCCAGCTGTGACATCGACACGCCAGCAGCGTTCGCCATGGCCTGCATAGCCACGGGCATACGCTCACCAAGCTGGCGACGGAGTTCTTCGCTTGAAATCTTCCCCTTACTCATCATCTGAGTAATAGCCATCATCGTAAGAGCCGCCTCTCCGCCCGAGATGCCGAACGAAGCCATGGCCTTACTGATATTGGAGAAGATGCGTTCCTGCTCAGCCATAGCGATGCCAGCAGGAGTTGCAGCCGCCTTGAACTTAGCGAACGCCTCTGTTGTCCCGATGAGGTCTGTACCGTACTTATCCGTAAGCTCTGCGAGGAACTTCAAGCTACGGGCATACTCGCGGGTATCCGTGCTGATATTGCGAAGCACAACACGCGCACGGCCTGCCTCTCGAGCCGTATTGACAAGAGAGGAGATAAAGCTACTGATAGAGGTGACGCCTGCGCCCAACGCACCAGCCATTGCAAGGGCTTGGAACTGGATGCCACGGAGCGAAGCCTTGGCGCTCTCGGCTTGCTGCTTGAACTTATCCGCAAGCAGCTCTAATCGTACGGAAAATGAAAGATTATTAGCCATAGGCTGGTAGGCTGAATGTGTGTATTACTTATCTGCGACTACGATTTTCGCATTCTTGAGTTGGTCAAAGATTGCCTGACCTACATCCTCGCTCTCGGTCTCCCACGGGAACGGCAGGAGCTTCTCTGGGGAGCATACGGAGTCTTGTGCGAGGTGTGGGAGCATCGACATCCAAGTGAATAGGCGCTTGTACTCGAGCCCCTCCTGCTTACGCTTCTGTATGGCGTTCAGAATGGCGGGTATCTCCCACAGCTCCATTCTGTCCATAACATACCCTGCATCAATACCTCCGTCCACGATTATCATATTGGCGATAGTCGTGAAGTCGGGTCCGTCATCTTCGTCGTCACTGGGCTCACCACCGCCTGCGTCATCCGAGATTGATGCCGTGATAGGAGTAAGCTCCTCAAGAGTGCGCTCCAGTCGCCCATATAGATGCGACGATACCTCTACGCTATCCAAGACAGACACCCACGCATCGAAAGGCATCTTACTACCGCCCTCTTCGCACCTCTGCAAGCAGTAGATGAGAAGGGGTATCTGCTCACCATCTTGGATATTCAGTGTAGAGAAACTCCGCGCGGAGAGCTTCTCGAAAAGAAGTACCGCGCGGAGTGTCAGTGGGAATGGTACGCTGTCCATTAGAGGGTAATCCCTGCGGCGGTAATCGCTTCGGTACTTCCGATTTCCTTATCCGCCTTGTCCTTGAGAGGACCAGAGCCGTTCAGCGTGCAGGTGAAGGTATCGTACTCCCCGCCAGTGCTATTCTTGCTAAGGTCGGAGATAGTGACCATACCCTTACGAAGAACTGCACCCTTGGTTACAGTGCGAAGTCCTGCCGCATCCTCTGCGATAGTCACCTCGCAAATCTCGAATGTGACAGCCTTACCCGATGCGGCAAGGTTTTCAAGAGCGTTGTAGGACAGATGCCCAGCGGAGTTCGATACGTACGCTTCGATAGAGGCGGACCATTCATTTCGGCCTCCGAGCTTATCAGGGCTCTTGCCCGACATCTTACTGGAGATTTCGATAGTCTGTGGTGAGAACTTGAAATCATCCTTCTTCACGTAGGGAACGAACAGACCAGCAATGAACATGCTGGTCGACTCGCCTCTGACGAGGTCCACGTTCTTATTGTATTTGGGGTTGGGAGGTGTTTGAGTTGCCATAAGAACTGCTATTTAGTTATTGGTTTTGGTTATGATATTTCGAACGTAAGTGACTGGAAGAACTTACCATCAGAGTGGCCCTCTTCGGACTCGTCGAGCGTGGCACGTGTTTCGCACCACCCCATTGTCTTCCCGACCTCATCATTGCGCCCTCCATCGAGGACAGCATCCACCAGCTTCACCAGCTCAATAGATCTGTCGTAACCATCGGAGAAGCATAGCACGGTTACATAAGCCTCGCTGTGCGTGTCGCCTGACTTGTCGCGGTCACGACCGTAGGCGCTGCGATATACGATTATGTAGTCGCCAGCGGTTTCTTCGGGAGCTATCACTGGATATATTTTATCCCCTACAAGCTCCCGCAACTCCTCACACGCAAGGAGTTTGCTACGCACCCACTGGGCGGTGTGCCATTTTCTGTTGTTGTCGAGATAGATACTCATACGTTGGTTAAGACTCTCGTGACCCCTGCAAGGAGTATTCGCTGTGCACGTGGCGTGCTTCTCTGCTTCGCGTGCGTCCAAAAGAGGGTGGGCAGCACCCTGCCTCTGAACTTCCCGCTCCGTGTGTATCTGTCAGCCGTTCCCTTGTCAATGAGGTGGGCGTGGTTAGCAGCTTGAGACTCCTGCCCCATCGCCGTCGCTCCATTGACATAGAGGAAACCTACCGACACAGACACCCGTCCACCTCTTCCTCTGCGTGGCATACGCCTACGAAGCCCTCGGATGAGGTTGCCTCTTGGTACATGCCCATTCCTATTCGGCTGCTTGTACAGAGGGGGCAGGGTCGTGCGAACATCCTGCTGGTACACCTCCGCAGCACGGAAGAATGGTTCACGCAGACTCTCGGGGCTCGGGGCTTCTTTGAGACGGCCAATAAAGGCTTCGACCTCGGGAAATCCGTTGAGAGAAACTACATCGGGCATACTCTATTCATCTACAAAGCGAGCTGTAACCTGCACCGTTCTGTCAAGCATAGGCTGGAGCAGTACGATGCGATAGAGTGCGCCATTGAAGCGAAGCCACCCAGCGGCAGATAGACGCTTATCAGCACGAACAACGAACACCACAGCCGAGGTATCGACAACCTCACGTGCCTGCAAGCCGTCTTTATCGTAGGTCGGGCGAAGCGTTCGGAGGTAGGCACGAGAGCGAAAACTCTCTACCAGCTCCTCCTTTACAGCGCCCGACGCACTCTGCGTCTTTACAGCTTTGAGGAACACCAGTCGGTGTGTGAATGCTCCTGCGTTCATCGCTCTAATCGGTATCTGCCTATGAGTGAGCCAAGCGAAAAAGCAAGCTCCGTCACGCGTCCCACACGATACCCCTCTCGATCAGCGTAGAAGCGTGCGACTATCATTCGAAGAGCGTGCCGAAGCGCTGGAGGCAAGTCGCCTGAAGCCTGCTCCACCTCAACCAGAGGTCTGCAGAGAAGCCCAGAGAGATAGTCCTCGGCAGTGTCAATTAGCTCGATAATGAAGTCGTCATCCTCTTCGTGGTCTACGTTCAGATGCTTCTTTGCTTCCTCGAGAGAGATATATGTGGGCATAGCTATTACTTACGCTTCAAGCAGGCGAACGCTTCTGCACGGAGAACCGTGAGGGAGTAGTCACCGTTAAGAGTGAAGTCGATGCGGTCAGTGATACCGTTGTACTGGGCATAGAGGCGGTCGCCATTGCCGTGGTGGGCAAGGACAGCATAAGACAGCACACCGAAGAGAATGGCGTCCTCGGGCATGAACGTAGTAGACACTACGGGGTAGCCGTTCATATGCCCATTCTCAAGGATCATCTGGGGATTGCCCTTTTCTACTGGCGTAGACTTGAGCAGGCAGTAGGTCTTGGGATGCACGAAGTAAGCGGCACTGCCGTCTACCTTGACATTCTTGCCGAGAACCTCTGCCTCGAGAGCGACAACCTCCTTGATGGTTGGAGCTACCGTGTTACTCCACGTGCCTGCGATAGGCGCAGCGTAGGGTGCAGCGAGGATCGTCCCGATACCATTGTTAGGACCAGCGGGAGCAGTCTTAGCGAACAGAGCCGTGTTGATAGCCGTACCGACAGCCTGCCCAAGTCGCTCGAGCGTGATAGCTCGGAGGTTGAGGTTGGTTGCAGTGATGGCCTGCGAGGTCACTGGCACATACACACCGACACGCTCGGGCTTAGCGGCAATCTTGTCGAGGTTGAGGTTCTGGTCGGTGAGAGCGACATTTTCCCCTGCGATGGTAGCCGTAACGCCTGCAAGCACTGGCCATACGGGCTGACCAACTACACCCGACTGCATTTTGAGACCTACCTTGGTATGGATAAGCTCTGCCTCCAGTGGCTGTACGACATCTTGGATAACCGTAGGCTGTGCATTCACTACGTTCGTGGTCATCGTAGCGGCACGCTCCTCGATAGTTACAGCCTGATGCGAGTTCACTGCACGGGTGGCTGCATCAAGGAAGCGCTTAGCGGCTTCCACCTGCTCGCCAGCTGTGTCGGGCTCGAGCGCCTTGGAAGCGGCAGCATTGATGCTTCGCTCCTGCAGGTCTTCGCTAACACGGACAAGCTCGCGCTCTTCATCTTCGGTCAGCGCACCTGCATGCCGCTTACCCTGCAGCTGCTTGAATCGAACGTGCAATTCGTGTAGCTGTTCTTGTTCCTTTGTCATAGTTAATTGGTTAAATGGTTAAAGGTTGGACTTGGTTATATCAGCCCAGCGAAGAGCGCGCTCTGCCAATGGCGTACGAGCAACTGGCTCGGGAGCTTCCTCGGGGGTCGTTTCTTCTTGGACTGGTTCGGGAGTAGGCTCTTCGGTTGGCTCGGGTAATCCTCGCTCCTCATCGAGAGCCCGCTTTGAGCGTTCAGCGGATGCAGTGGTGGTAGGATAGGCTGGGGTGCTTACAACCGACACATCACCGAGATACGAGAAGTGGTCAATGTGACGAAGCCACGTACCGTCCTCCTTTTTCTCCCAGCGTGTGTCTCCTTTATTGACACCGAAAAGGAATGAAGAGGAGCGCAGGTCTCCTCTGCGAAGGAGTTCCAGCGTATCGTTGCCTAACTGCGTGTTTGGAGCGTCAAATCGGTAGAGAAGCCCGCTGTCCGTGATGGTCAGCTGTAGGCTACCCGATCCGTTCGTGCTTCTCGCAAGGAGCTTCGTTCGGTCGTGCTCGTATAAGGCGAGGACATCGGACGAGCGGAGCAATTCCTCCGACACTGCGCCCTTATGCACAACCTCTCGGAATGCACGCCCATCAAGGAAGTCATACAAGACCTCGCTCTCTTCTTCGTACACGATGGCAAGCCCCTCAATCGTGCGGCTTTCCTCACTTTGGAGTGATGGAGCAGATAGCTCGCTGGGGCTACTTCTAAGCTCGAGTATTTTGGTTTCGCTCATATCTATCTTGGGCTTTATATAACGTAGTTATAAGGCGTATTTTGACACCACTTTTCGCTATTCCTCTGCACTTTTGGAAGGGCCTCCATCTGGGTGCAGCTCATCAATGCTTGGGCGAGAGGTAATCGGTGCTACGTTACACGTGATAAATAGCTGGTCGCCTCCGTCAATAGGCTCTCTGTTTTCAAAGATGCGACCCTCGTTAGGGGTCATCACGCCCGCTTCCACACTACTCTTTACGTACTCAGCACGTGTGCGCAGGTCGGTGGCGAATAGTCGGGAGAGGTCAAAGCGGATGCGCTCGGATGCCCGCCTTGATCTTGGCAGTAGCTTCACAGAGAACTCCTGTTCAATCTGCAGGATAAGGGGCTGGAGCGTTTGGTTGAGGAAGTTTATCTGCGAGTTCTCTGCTTCCTTGTAGTTGGTACTTTGGTCTGCGAACACCATATAGGGATGCACACCAAAGAAGCGACATATATCCAGCACGGAGTACTTGCGCACCTCGAGTAGCTCGGCATCAGCATTGCTAACAGAGGAATCTATGAATTGCATAGACCCAGACAAGCGGACAATTCTACGCCCCTGGGCAATCTCGTTATTCACTCGGTCTACCACTTTATCTGCCACATCGGAGTCAAGTGCGCCAATCCCCTGCAGTTCATTCCCACCCACGAGGAAACCGCTCTTTTGGTTACCCGATAGCAGTCCATCATTCGTCTGTTTGTCTGCATTGGCGCTAAGTGACATAGAAGTCGAAGCGTACGTAATGGTGGAAACGCCAGTGTAACCGCCATCGAGGCTGTTGTTCTTTAGGTGGATAATCTCGTCCGCAGTAAACACGCCATTGATATTCCATACGTAGTCCGAGATGCTGTACGTGTTGCTACTCTTGTCATAGGAAACTGAGCCGTCACCGAGAAGAATTAGATCCATCAACTCACCATGAGAGGAGTATCGAGGGTAGATATAAGCATTCCCCGAGAGAAGAAGTCGAGAAACGATATTCTTGAGCAGAACAAAGAAATTCTGCCTGCTATTTGCCTGCCCAGCAAATAGGGTGTTGAGCTGCGTGTTTCCAGCATATTGGAAGATACTCCCCGAGCGCTTTAGGTGCTGGAGCTCGAGCGATGCGATAGTCCCAGAGAGAATATCCACACATCGGTACACGCTTGCGATGGTCATTGCTCTGTCCGGGGTAGACACTGACGCTCCGTTGAATTGATTTACGAACTCCTGCACGCTTCCGCCAGATGCGCACTTATCGCCACCAGCGTAGTACGACCGCTTGAAGAGGCGAGTGAAGAAATGAGAAATGGTCATTTTATACGATAGTTTTGAAGTGGTTGAACAGCCAGAAGCCCATCAAGCAGGTGATAGCTCCGTCAATCTTGTCCGAAGCCACAGCCTTGACAGGCTTGCGGTTTTCGAGTCGGTCCTCGTCTATCACAGCGTTGCCAAAGCAGTATGCCGTGATAGGATTAGGGTCAAACGTGATGCTATCCTGCGACAGAGCCAGCTCAAACGACATCACAGCCGTATTGAACGAGCCATTGGTTTGCGGAATAGCCTCCAGATTTGCCTTGCCCACCTGCGGAGTAGAGCGTAAGAGGTTCGTAAACTCGAGGGCCTTATAGGGGTCGTAGCCGATTTTCAGTGTAGAGAGGGGCTGTCGGAGAATAGTGTCCACAATGAGGGGGTAATCGATGCTGTCGCCCTTACAGAGCGTCAGATAGCCGTCATCAGCCCACCGCTTGTAAAGCTCTCGGTTTACGTGTGTGGCGAGCATACCCTCGGGGAAGAAGTAATGTGTGATAGCGTGGAACGGGCAGACCTTGGTGCGCCCCTCTGGGACACGACTGGGCGTGTAGACAAGGAACGTAAGCGCACTAAAGTCATCGCGGACGGACAAGTCCACAGCGCACATCGCACGATAGCCTCGAAGCGACTCCATGGGTACGTGCATAAACGCCTTTTCAATCGTCTCACGAGGTATCCACATCTCACGCTCGTCTCGAGCGAAGATATTGAGGAGCTTGTTGCGGAATGCCTTCATGTCACCTGCTGTGAGCTGCGCTTTCTGATACTCCGCTTCATAGTACTCTGGGCGCACCGTTACTCCCAAGTGGGGCTGGACCTTGTGCCACGTATTAGGATCTCCCTCCTCGTCATCCACATCTGGCTCAAAAATGTGCGCGAAGATGCTATCATTCTCCACCTCTCCGCGGAGGATAGACTTATAGGCATCCAGCATCTCAGTAAATGGCGTGTCGAGCTTGTCACTCGCTGTCGTTATCACGAAAGTTAGGGGATTTCGCCTTGCACCCATTGACGAGGTCAGGACGCTCTTTAGTGCGTCACTCTCCGCCTGTGCATACTCATCGATGATCACCAGCGAAGCATTCAGACCATCCAATCGGTCTGCAGCAGACGACAGGCAACGTGCAATGGACATCTTCCCTGGCATTCGGTTGAACACCTGTTCACGGTTAATCTTGAAGCGTCTGAGCTGAGGATCAAGAGCACGCAGAATCTTTGAGATTACACCGAAGCACACCTGCGACTGCTGATAGCTGTTACTACCCACGTAGCTCTCTGCGTTAGCATCACCATAGAGGAGGTCATACACCGAGAGCGTAGCAATGGAAGTAGTCTTGCTGAACTTACGAGGAACGAAGAGGAGGACATCGCGAACGAGCCTTCTCTCCCCATCATCGTGGTAAAACCAAAAGATATTAGTGAACTGAAATACCTGCACTGGGGTAAGGGCGAAGAACACCATACCCTCGGCAGACGGGAGGCGGATATTTTCGTAGAACGTGATGAAGTGACGCACCTTCTCGTCTCGAAGTACATACTTGTCCACCTTGTGCAGGAAGCGCTCAATAGACAGAAGCTCATACACGTTGTGCAGGCTTGGATGCTTGATGCACTCGCGTATATACGACGATAGACGCTTGTCGAGCTTGTTGAAGCGCGGGTATGGTATCTTAGCGCTTCGCAGACGATCTACGACTCCGCTTTTCAGTGCTGTCGCTTCGCTTTGACTTAGTTGTTTCGTCATATATCTGCTGGAGTATGTGGTTGAGCTTGTCTACCTCGTCCCCACTCGTGAACTTCGCTGTGCGTACGGTCATCTGAAGCTCGGACAGCTGTGCGCGGAGTTCCTTAGACGCTTCAATAAAGATGGACCAGGCAGGATTAGCTCTCTTGCGTGAATCGCCCTCTCGGCTGATTTCCTCTACGACTATGCCGTCATCCATAAGCACCGCATAAGACTCCCTGCACACACCAGCCATCTGCGCTGTGGCCGATATTAGCGGCTCAAACGCTGGGGAGTATGCGCCAAGGGCCTTTAGCCCATCTCTTAGGAAGCATGCGGTTTCTTCTTGCGTCATTTTGCAGAGGGCACTACATAAACCCAGCGAAATGCGCATTTTTGACACCACTTTACCCCCAAAACTTTTCAGCCCACGCCACAACCCCCACAGCACTTTGAGAACTCGCGCAAAGAAAAGGGAGCGAGTGGTGGTATGCAGGGGGCCTCCCCTCTCCTTAAAATCGCCTCCCCCTCTTCCTCGGAAAGTGATTTTTCGGTCGTCGAAAAAAAATGCGAGGAGGGCGGAAAAATGTGGCTAAAATGTTGGAAAATAGCGGTTTAGATTTGGTGGTTTCGTTTTTTTGTTCTATCTTTGTAGTACAAAAGGAAAGGGAAAACGCCCTAACCTTTTGGACGGGAACGAACGCAAAAAGCCCCGCGCTCGTTTCACAACGAACAACGGGGCTACCATTTTTAAAATATCAGTACAAAGGTATGAAAACTATTCAGACCAACCAAAAGACGTACACCACGACGTACGCAGTAGCTGCCAGCTGGGCAGGGTGCACAACTATCCTATGCAACAACATCGCTTACATCGATGAGGAGCTAATGTACAATACCATCGGATACGAGTGCGACGAAGAGACAGAAGAGTACCCAGAAATCTACCAGTACTACATAACAAACTGTAGTGAAGACCTGTGCGAGTTCTTAAATGAGCACTTTGGCCTAATGTTCGCCTATAGCGAAGTCTTAGACGTGTGGGTACTGCTCGTAGACCACTGTGGCACGGGCTGGGACTGTGTAGAAATAGATACAGACCTACCAGCAGCAGCAGCACCACTCGGCACGAGCAGAATCAACTAACATAAAAACAACTACAGAAATGAGCTACTCATATACACGAGACCACGCAAAGGAAACGACATACATCACAAGAAGCGGCAAGGCGGTAACGCTCGCCACGTTCATCGATGGGCAGGCTGCCGAGTACTTTTATCTTGACAATCCCTTTGGATCGCTGGAAGATATAGCCAGATGGGCTAAAGAGTTTGTACCAGCCATAGCCGCCGCGAATCAATTCGCAAACGAGCAGGCCGACATATGCGGGCTAAAGGTAGCGGGAGACGACGACAAAGAGTACCTAATATCGTGGGGTAATCGCTCATACGAGTGGCAGCGGGTCACCTACGTAACTCTATCCGAGCGAAACGCATACGAAACAGGGGAAGAAATAGACCTAACAAGCGAGCTTGCACAGGTCATAACCGACGCAATAAGAGGCAGCAACTACTAACCACAACAGATACAAGACAATGGAAACGAAGAGAAAAGAAGCTACGCGCATAGAGATAACCAACGTCCGAGAGCTTGACAGAGCCGAGGACGAGGGATTAATCAAGAGGCTACACACGTCCCTATTTCGGGGCTATATATCACGGGTTGGAGGACCAATAATAAAGCCGTATAAGGGCCGATTTGGGGAAGGGGTAAAACTCTTAACATGCAACCACGATAGCACACGATACAGCTATGTAACATACTACGTATACACCACAAAAAACGAAGGAAATGAAAACGAATAAGACCATCACGCTATTAGGCAAAGAGCTGACCATATCGCATACCTACGAAAGTAGAGGGTACGGCCTAACCGAAACGATCGAAGCTATAGAGATCGATACAAATGAGCTAACCAGCCTAATCACGAGCGAAGAAGACGCGGAGCAGCTCGCCGAAGAAATGAGCGACTACGCATACAACGAGGCTTACAACAAGTGCAAAGCCCAAGCCGAAGAAGGAGAAGCGTTATACGCTTATCGAACGCTTAGTATATTTTTCAAAAGGTCGGAGATACGAAGCGATGGGTATATATCATCGTCTGCAATGTACGTAGAATGCAACGGGGGCAGTGAACGCAGCTTCACATTTGCAAGCCTCGACATAGACCGAAAAGATGAGGAGGACGAAGAAGGAGAGGAAATATCCGACAATATCAGATACAACGAGATTTTAGACGCTCTCAGTAGAGAGGAGTTCAGCAGACGCATGAGCGAGGATGAGCGGAATGAATTTGAGTGCCTTGAGGAAGAGGCGCGCGAAAATTACAAGCGCTTGCACCCCGAAGAGTTCGACGAAGAGGACTAATATACACAAACGCCCCGCCGCCTAAGATAGACGACGGGGCGTTTTTTTTTGCTCGCTCTTTGGCGGGCAGCTACCTACCTATGCAGGTGGGTGGCGTTGTCGTAGTGTGAGGCAGCGACCTGCACTAACGACCAAGGCGAGCGCGTGCAACCATGCAGGCGCATAATCTTTGCCACGCGTGCAACGTGGTAGGCTGTTTGCTCCCAGCGGAGCGGGCGGCCACGACGGGGACAATCATCCCCGCGCGATCTTTGACGTACTGACGACGGGAAAAGGCGACCGCCTGCAACGGGATAGCTACGCCCAAATGCAAGCGAGCCAGCCGAAGAGGGGGAGATACACCCTAACGGGAGAGGTATGCCCAATCGCCTCGGCTGGCTTCCCAAAAAGTGCAAGGGGATAATACACCCTAATGGGTGGGCTATACACCCACCGCAAAGGCGCTCACTCGGATAGGTAGGCAGATACAAAGGCGCTCAATTCAGCCCGCGCGCGCTCCTTAGACGAGTTCAGGCTATTAGAGTGTAGTACCCTATGTGCCTCTATGTGGCACGGCCTGCAAAGCGCTCTAAGGTTGCAGGGGTCAAACGCCAAAGCCTGCATATCATCGGGACGCCCCGCGCGCTCCTCTATTGGGCGTATATGGTGCACCTCGGTGGCTATCGTTGTGTACCCCCTCTCCTCGCAGTCCTCGCAAACGGGGTGCGTGGATAGGTATGCAGCCCTCAAGCGCCGCCAGCGCCTTGAGTTCATCAACTGGGTGTACTCCTTAGTCCTATGCCTCTTCATCTATGAGGTGGCGACGGGTACAACTGGGGCGGGCGGAGCGGTGGCAGGCGCAGGCATCATCGTGATGATGAGTACAGCCGCCTCCCTCGTGATGAGAGTTCGTGTGATGAGGCTCGTGATGAGCCAAGTCCGCCCGCTTATGATGAGTGGCTCGTGATTCGTTGAACTTGTCAAGCGCCCAACGCTCGTATGATTCGTAGCTCGTGATTTGCGACGGAGGACACTGCAAGCGTAAGAGTGATTCGTGGAGCAGGTCACGAGGAGCGAGTGAGTCGCCAGTGAGTCGCTCGGCTCGGTCTGCATACTTATCATAGAGCGCTTGATAGTGCAGACGGATGAAGCGCTCGTACCACTTCGGAGCATCAGCGTGCGAGGGCGTGGCCTGCTCACCAACTATTTCCATTTTGGACATACTTGATACTTGGCCATTGAAAAGAGCGAGCAGGACAGCGGTCTCCTTGTGGCCGTCCTTCTTCCTGCGTCGTCTGCGCCCAAACTCTGGGACTTCCCAGTCCGTCAGAGCCTTGAATGCGTCTTGAATGGTTGTGTCGTCAGGGTCTTTCTCCCTCTGCTCTGCATCTTGGAGCAGGCGGATAGCCATAAAGACAGAAGCCTTAAACAGCTGGTGGTTGCTCTTGAAGCCGAAGTGCTTGCGCAGTCGTCTTACCTCTACCGCTGCATCTGCGCCTATCCATGTTGTGATGCGCTGGTAAACTGGGTGTTCTTCTTGGATTGCCATATCAGTAGACATATCTCATATAGTATATTAGTGTGTTGGGTGGTACGGAGCGCAGTCCTGCGGTGCACCTCAGAAAAGTTCATTTAGAATTCCGAGGAACTTCTTATAAAATAAAACCGCACCCCCCTTAAATGCAAGGGAGGGCGGTCTTATTGGTTACCTATCGTCTACGAGGTGGAGGCGTAGGTCGATTAGGATTATCCCAGTAGCGAGGAGAGGAGGTGTCGTATCTCTCACCGCTGAATCTATCTCCATCAAGAACCTCGGGAGAGAGAGAGTCGCTGCTAACCACTGCGGGCTTACGCACTTGGTGATATGTACCTCGCTCTGTACCCATCTGAATATCTATCTCTCGAGAGACCGCAAGCCACTCCATCCCAGCATAGCGCCTTAGCGTTGTTCTGTGGTGGTATGCAAACGTTCCCGTCAGTTCGTATCCACGCTCTGGGAGCGAGCCGTATATCGCACCGAAGCACTCTGCACGGAAGCCAGCGAGGGTGTTCTGCGTATATCCGCTCGTCTTGTCTATCGCTCCTCGCTCACTCAAGGGCTTACCGTCCTTTGTGTGGATGATAGACGGAGACACAGACACAATGCCATCACCTGCAGACAGATGAAGCTCTACCTCTTCACCCTCTCCAGTGGAAGAGGTAAACACAAAGCGCTCGCGTCTATCCTTAGACAGCTCCTCGCCTCGTCTGCCAATGGCATCAGAGAGCCACAGAGAGGGCGCTTGGCACACAATAGCACTGGGTACACTCCACAGCTTCCACTCTCGGAATTTCTCAAGCGTCTCTCCGTTTCGCTTATAGAAGCTCACATTAGAGAATACTTCAAGCTCGAGGGTATTATACCCAGCTGGAGGGAGCGGAATATACAGCCCCTCACCGATAATATCCTCCTCGCTAAACCTCGGATGATTCCACGAAGTGCCCCACGACAATTTATTGTCGCCACCCCCATAGGTAAGATGCGGAGTGTAGTTAGGATGAGGAACAGAGTCACTCCACCCAAGCTGGCGAATGCGATTTACATATCCAGAGTCATTGCGCTGTACATCTAAGTCGTAGAGGTACTTCACGCCCTTTTCTCCACGTGCGGTAAGACGGAAGTACAAGCGCACTTCCTCAAACTGGTCTGTGAACTTCTTGAACTCTTGGATGCAGTTCTTTGCACGTTCTCGGTCGGCCTTGTACTGGGAATGAGTGTACCCCCTTCCGACTGATGGAACGCTAAACACGACACGCTCCTGCGACTTCTCTGAAAGAGCTTGATATATATCCTGCGACATAGACAGCAACAGAGGGACATCAAGGCGAAGCCCATACCGCCCGTCATTCGGTACATCTGGAACTACCATACGCCACGGGGTACCCATTCTTAGCGGATTGGCAGGAATATCCGTTGATGAGTTCAGCTGGTCTCTATACCACTTGAGCATAGCGATATAGTTTGACAGCTCCGACTCCTTCATCAGAGCCTCACCTGCGAACGAGTGCGAAAGCTGGTAGATAAACCCATTGGGGTCTAACAAACCAGCTACGGTCTGGAACTGGGAGACCTGCCCACTCTCATCTACCGCACGAAGCGATAGGTTGAAATGTGGGGACGCAGGCCTTATGCTATTAATCGTGTCGCCAACTAAGAAGAGGGTTTTATCGTTGAAGGTCTGCCGTGCTATCCCTGGTGCGAAGCCGTGGATAGATTTTGGATTCCACACAAGGGCAAATAGATTTCTATCCTCGCCAGTGGTAATCTCCTCCGTCTGAACAATGGCCTGCGACCACTTGCCTGCCGTGTTGTGGTCCGTCCTATACCTCCACGCTGGGAGATTCATCGAGACTACATCTGCACGAGGCACTAAGCGCCAATCGGAAGAGGTGATCAATGCAGGGACATCAAAGGCTCTCGCCACAGAGTTGAGGTGCGTCTTGGTGACGATAGAGATATTGCCAACCGCTGGGAGAGCCGAGAACTCCGCATCATTACCCTTTACCTCCATATCGTGTGGGGAGTAGTCCAGAAACTCGTCCCACCCGTTAATGTGGTAATCCGCAAGACCTTCATTCCCTGCAATCGTAGAGACATCGGTGACAGCGAGAGTTCCATCACCCTGCTCGACTCGCATACTCAAAGAGCCAAGGACGCGCTCAAGAGCCTCAAGTGCGGTAATCGACTTATCTCGACTACCAACAAAAGGAGATACATCTACGAATATGTCGCTCCCAGAACTCTTAGAGAAATGCTCTGCGATAAACTGGATATTGTACCTTGCCACCTCCATAAAGTCGTGGAAGGAATCCGACTTGTGAACCACCTTATCCCACTCGCCAAGACCGAGGGCAACAAGGTACGACACGAAGTCCTCTACGGACATACGAGGCTTGGACAAGAAGTCCATATCAAGACCGCCCTCCATTAAGTTCACCCTCGATAATCGCCCGAAGTCGTTAGCCTCAAAGCTGACGAGATAGCCCGTATCTTGGTTGGCTGGCTCTTTGTAGCTCTCTGGGTCAAGAACTCCACGCCAGTATCCTTTAGTCCATTCGTTAGACATAGGGTCATACAAGCTCGGGAGCTTCATAAGCTCCGTATCGGTAATACTTGACTTACCCTCCATGTAGAACAGAACTACGGATACAGAGCCATCGGGGGCTTGCATCAGGTGTCTATACCGATGGTCCGCTCTCTCCTCCAAGAGAGAGAATGCCAGACGCCCCTTGACTACTGGAGCAAGAGCGTCATCGCTCTCTGTCGTAAGCGTCACCGCAGGCACGCCAAGACGCACCTCCTTTACCTTTGGGTAGCTCTTGGTTTCCTCCGTGTCGGGATAGGCGATTAGAAGCGCCCACATATTTCCCGATACATCCTTGAACGGAGCTACGTAGTGTTTGAATGTCGTGTTACTCATATCCTTTCTGATTAAAGACCGTGGTGATAAGTGACTGGCTTTTTCCCGCAATGTAGTCCACACTCCACGCAGGCCGACTGCCAGCGAAGAGGACTTGTTGATAGACTTGCGGAAGAGCGAGCCACGGCAAAAAAAAAATCAAGCCGAGGAGGAGGCCTGCGACGGCGATGATCAGTACAGCGCTCATAGCCTATCTGATTACGTTTACCACATCCAGCAGGCGCACCGAGGTGACCACATTCTCCCAGCTGTCGGAGATAGTGTTGCAGGCATCCATTGCGGAGAGCTCTTTGATAAGCACCCTGCGAGCGGTCGTCTTGCCCTTCCCATCGGTAAGCCCTATAATGTAGTAGCGGTAGCTCTCTCCGTCTACGTCAAGCCCGATAGCATCGGACACCCCGAGAGGCTTGAGGCTCTTTATCTCGACCGCATCAGAGGCGAAGCTGGCGAAGTAGTCTAACACCTTAGCCTCCGCTTCGGTGTATGAGAGAGCATCTACAAGGTAGCTCTCGGTGACTTTCTTGTCATCTAAGTTGCTGTATGCAACTCGTGCGAGGAATAGTTCCATATCGTTAGTGTATTTGCGTTAGTTGTCTGTACTGCAGGCCTGCGCGTCGTAGCCCTGGGTGATCTCATCGATGATCTCCATAGCCAGCTCCCAGTTGCGTGGCATTAGGCCTCCGGAGATGAGGCGAGAGAAGCGCTTAGTTGTGTAGGCTGGCAGGCTATTCATTGAGACGAATACAGCGATGTGAGCCGTCTGAGCCTTGGTAGGCAGTCGCACTCGTCCATAGCCGTAGCTCATGGCCAGCTGGCAGTAGTGCTTCGCCTTATCTAAGTCCTCACGGCCTCCCTTCTTGTGGTGGCGAGCCACGTATTTGACGACGTTCCCCTGAAAGAAGTCAAAGCTCAATAGGCCTATCAGTTCTATTGGCTGGAAGCGCATATCTTTGTAGTGGCTTCCGCCTACCTGTGTATCTAATACATTCATATCGTTATCCTCGAGGTTTACATGTTTTCTGGTTCACACTTGAGCAAGCACCATACGTTGCCTGCGTACAAGTCCCAGAAGCGCGCTTTAGCCTCTTCGAGCGTCTTGCCTTTGAGATCTACCACCTCGAAGTCTCGCCACGAGTCAAGGATATATCCCCAGTAGCCACTCCCCTCGATGTGGTGTATGTAGAAGTCGATACCTATATCCGTGTGCGATACTATCATATCATCCCTGCCCGTCTTTCGCCAGCAGAGTGGCAACAACTCACGTTCTAATTGCTCTTGCGTCATAGTTCGCTGTGTTTTGTAGAGTGCGCCCCGCCGTCCCAGGCGCGGAAGGTATCGCGTGCGGTTTCCCGCCAGCAGGGCGCACTCGTGGTTAGTTCTGTTCGTTGCGTTCGCTCTTGAGCTTATCGAGGGCTTCTATCGCTTCCCCCCATTCACCCCCGAAGACGTAGGTAATGGCGCTCTGTGCGGTGTCACTTAGTGGCACTTCCTTCGATATCTCCCGTAGCTCTCTGAGTAGCTCGGTGTAGTTCTTTGTGTCTGCCTCAAATTTGAGGTCTGAGGTTGCACGACAGCTCTCTATCGCTGTCTCTATTCGGTCAGGGTCTCCCGTGATAAAGAAGTTCACCGTGTCCGATAGCACTAATCCTCGGAAGAAGTCGATACGATAGGCGACAAGCAGGTTTAGACACCACGCTGTCAGTTTCTCTTTTGGCTCTTTGGTCATAGCTTTATGTTGTTAGTTAGTCTTGATTATCTCGGTTGAACATTGAGTATATCTGCTCTACTATCCACGCTCTCCCCTCGGCCTTAGCCTCTTTGAGGGTGGGGAGGACCATATCGAGATTACTTTTCAAGCGTTCTGATACGGAGTAGACGCACCAGCCACCACCATCTGAGTACTTGCAGATGTGTAGCCGCCAAGCATTCACCATTGTCCACCATTCGTCGTCGCCAGCCTTGCACCATACAAAAGGTCGCAGGCTTCTGTCGATGAGCTTGCGGGAGATATCCTCGGTAGGATATGGGGCTTTTGCCCTCAGCTCCGCTCGCATTGCTTTGTACATGTTGACGCACAAACGATTGGTCTTGGCGAGCTTCCTTGTGCAGCGTTTAAGCTCGTCTATCTCCTCGGTCTTGGCGGCCACCTCCTTTTTGAGGTTCTCCTTTTCTTGGAACAGCGAGTAGTTGTGCTTCGTGAGGCTCTCACGCAGCTCATCCTTGGACCTGCGTAGGTCTTCCACTTCTCTCCCCTCAGCCACCCAAAGGATGAAGAGCGTGACGCACCCTGCGCCAAGGGCAAGGCAGCTGATGAAGGAGAGTAGGGCGAATGTTTCGGTTGTCATAGCAGTACATTCTTAGTTAGGAGCTCTTCGGTGATCTCGAGAGCAGTAGGCTCAGCGTCTCGGTGCTTCGCCACTCGGAAGCGGGTGACCTTGTACCCCGTCCAGCCCGTTAGCTCTCGGTAGGCGTAGTAGCCTTTCTGCAGGAATGGCAAGAGTAGTGCGTGCGCCTCTCCGTGGGTTAGAGCCTCGCCATTCCCACTATCCTCGATATTCACGAAGCAGTAGGAATGCCCATCCAAATGTTTGAGTATCGCTGTGCGCATCCGCTCTACATAGTCATGGCGTACACCCCAGTCCTTGTCATTCTCAGGTATCTCGGCGGGTGTCACGTCCTCCACTTCGGGGGCAGTGGTTGTCTTTGGCTCTCGCTCCCTGCGTTCGTACCACAGCGTGAGCGTCACTGCGAGCGCCCACACAAATAGCCCACTGCAAGCGATGATGAGCGGGTCGATGATGTTTGACTGTGTCATAGCTTATTTCTGTATTAGGTGTTATAATTGCTTGCTGTAAAGTCCACCGCCCAGATTGACGTAGCCCTTAAGCCCCATTACCTCACTATACACGCTGTCAAGGATTCGGTACACTCCCTTGCCACCTGGACTTAGATAGGCTTCTACAAGGTCATCCCAGCGGTCAATGATTGGCTTGTAAAAGGGGAATGCCTCAACGACCTTTTGAAGCTCCTCTTTCGTGACCTCCCCATACTCCACAAGGTCATAGCACCTTGAAAAGTCGTCCCAATCATACGGCACGTCAAAGCCAGCGTAACAACTATCCCCGTCACGTGCAACGCCCATTAAGGCGCACCACATAGTTCTTGATGATACGCCAACGTGTCGCGTGCCTATCCATTCCAGCATCTTAGTCTTGTTCATGCTTGTTTTATGTGCTTTGAGCTATATCTTCTTAGTATTTCTTCCCGTGCAGAGCAGGGCGTGTGGCGTTATACTTGAGCTTGAGCTCTATGTGCGTCATAAGGTCGATGCCGAGGTGGTCGCAGAGCAACTCGAGGGACTTGATGGAGTTAAGGAAGCCAAATGTAGGGTCGCATTTTTCGTCCGCAATACATAAAT